ATAGGCTGCCGGTGGCGCGTCCGCACAGGTGAAGCGCACCCCATCTGTGATAAAGGAGAGGGTACAGTCGCCGTCTTTGACGTGCGCCGGATCTAGTGTAATCAGAGCTGAATCGGCATCGGTGGCGGCTCCCGTGTCGGAGTCGGCGAGATTGTCCCCGGAGGTTTGCGCAATGGCATTTTGATTGGTCCCGTCATAGCCCCCGATCCAGAGGCCGGCATGATCGACCACCGTGCCGTTGACCGTGCCGAAGCCGCCAAAGACGAACGCGCCCTTGGGCGTCCCGAATCCTGGCGAGGTGCAATTGACCGTGCCACCGTTCGAGGTCGGTAAGTCGGCCTGGCACACTTCAATGGAATTCGCGGCGAGGACCGGCGACGAGAGGCTAAGGAGAAGACTGAGCGCGAGAACGAACCGTTTCATTATGGGAGCCCCAATTTGCTGCGCACGAGGGCCGGGGTGTTGTAACCAGGGGCTCGCACTTCCGCTAAGAGGAAAATGGAATGGACGCCATCGAGATACATGGCCTTGCGCGCGATATCGATAGCCGTGGTGCCCGTAGGAGCCAAGGCGGCCAAGGCGTCGTATTCCGTGACCTCGGCGCCAGTGATGCCGAGAATGGCAATCACCTGGTCCCGCGTGAGCTTGCCCTCGATCCGTTGATGGTTCGCGGCAAAGAATTTATGGACGGAGATATTCGGTCCGGGCGTGACCCCGTCATCCGCCAGCCCCATGAGGCGCTCCACGAGCGCGGCCTGCACGAGGCCGGGAACCATGAAGAAGAGCACGAGCATCACAAGCAGGACGACACGAGGCATAGGACCCTCCTGGTTAGTCGCTCAAGGAATTGACGAGTAGTTGAATCAACGCCTCGCCGCGGAGAAAGAAATCCGTCAGCTGCACCGACGTAGTCAGCGTGGCGTCCACTTGACAGGCCCCGATGATGATGGCGTTCTCGGCGATGGTCCCGCCGATCGTGATCGCGGCCGACACGCCGGTCACTTCCCGGTTCGTCACCGCCGGCGTGAGCGTCACGGCTTGCTCGCCGATGGTTTGGTGCGCTTCGCCGGTATCGGTGCCAGGACGGTAGGATTTCCCGTTGCAGTGGAGGACGATATTGCCGGAGGGTGAGCCGGCATCGCTCACCCCCCAGAGGCGCACCGTCATGGTCGTGGCGCCTTCCATCCTCTTGGTGACCGGGAAGTGGAAGCTGAACCCATCGCTATTCGAATCGGTCAGCGTGCCCCAATACGCTTTGGGCTGCCCTGTGACCGGGTTCGTCAACGTCATCGTGGTGGTGCCGGTGTCCGCCTCGAGCGGCACGTAGAACGACGCGAGCGGTTTATAGCCACTTGCAAATACATAGCGACCGTTCGTGGTCGGGGAGTCCGGATCGAACGTGAACGCAGCGGCTCCCGCTTCAAGGTCGTACCAACTCCACGTGAAGCCATTGGGCACGAGCGTCCGCACGTTGGAGTCCGTACAGGGCCGAATCACCGGCCCGAGGGTGACATCGGTGTAGTGGCACATCGGCGTCACGCCGTCGCCGATCCGCACGGCATTCACCAAGCTATTCGCGCCGGTGATCGATTTCCCGACGGCAAATGCGGCTTGCAGGTCTTGCGCTTCGACAAGGACGTTGACCGGCTGCCATTCATCCTCGTCATCGTTCCAAAAACAGAGACTCCGGGCCGTGCCGCCGCCCTCCGTGCAATCGCCGATCGATGTTGCGGTGGTCAAAAAGAAGAGTTGGTCGGCAGTGGGGCTGGCCGGGAAGGTCGCGCCGCTGTCGACGCCGCTGCCGGTGCCGCCTCCACTCCCGCGAATGATCTGCGCGGAGACCTGTGAGGCGAAGAGCAGTGAGAACGCGAGAATCAGCGCCAAGAGTCGTTGCATGTCATCACCTCACCAGTAACTATCGCGCACGTTAGTCCGGCAACCGCATGGCTGGCATGCGGACCATCGCCCGCACCTGAAACCGGCAATGCCGATGATGGGCAGCCGGTTCATCCGTCTCCTGAAGCATCTGCAGCAGCGGAGCCGCTTCCGGAACATCCACATCTGGAGCCGCGACGGGCGTCGTCGATTCGGCCCAGAGGTCCTTGAACCAGGTCGTGAATTGGGTCGCCCAGGCCTTGACCATGCCTTACCCCGAATACCGCCATTTCAGATCGACGCGGTTCTGGGCGTTCGCCACGCTCGTCGCCGCGCAAATCGCGTCACAGGCCGGCGGCAGATAGATGTCCTGCCCGCCGATGTTCGTCAGCAAATCGCCGCTCGCAATGTTCACCGTGGACATCACGATGTGACCGAGGGTGGCGATGGTCGCCTGGCCCCGCGTCGTATCCGGCGCCGTGGTCGACTTCACGACTAGGAGGTACTGCGAGGGGGCCGTATACCCCAACGCCGTGAGGTTGCTGCGGCCATGCCGGTTCACAATAGCCGTGGCGGGCAAGACGCGATGCCAGTCCGCCGGCGCATCGAACCAAATCACCTGTTCGCCGGTATTGCCGGCCCCGAAAGACGGCGCGACATAGAAATTCTCGATCTCGGTAAAGTTGTTGGAGAATCCGGTCCCCGCCGTCACCTTGGAGTAATAGACCTCCCACGCGGTGTTGGCGTTACTGACTTGGGAGATGTTCAACGACACCATGTTGAACGGCACGTCACAGCCGATCGCGAAGCCGTCGTTGTTCGTCCCGACCGTATCGAGGTTGAGATCCCCCGCGTCCGCGTCCTGCGCGTCCGCTGTGTCGTCGGTCAGCACACTCCCCGCGGCGTAGTTCGCGTCCGTCCAGCTATAAAACTTCCAACAGGAGGCTTGGATGCGGCCGCCAATGCCGAGCACGGCCGCCGAGCCGGCTCGGTTGTGCAAGCTAAACTCGCCGATGACGAACCGCGTCCCGTAGCTGTGCTGCGGCCGAGTCGCCAGGGTGATCAAGTCCGAATGCGAGTTGAGGAACTTGGTCCCCCAGGCCTTACTGACCGTCTCGTAGGCGTAGCGCATGGTAGGTCCTTTCTCTAACTATCGGGAACGTTATCGCCGAGCCCGGCTGGTCCGGCGCCCACTGCCGGCACCGACCAATTGCCGTCCAGGCTTCTCGTCCTCGTCGTCCTCGTCTTCCGCGCGTTCGGCGTTCTGGGCTTCGAACTTCCGGCGCTCTTCGGCCATTTCAATTTCGATATCGCTTTTTTCGGGAGCCCGTTCCACGATCGAGTGGAACTGCGGCGTGGGATGCCATTGCCGTGTGGGTTCATCGATGATCTGCCCGTTCGGCAACTTGCGTTTTTCAGTATGCTTAAAGTCCAGGGTGTAATAGCCCGACTCCGGACGCCCGGGATCGGCCCAGACCGCCCCTTCCGGCAAGCTGAACGGCACCGCGCCCGGGACCGGATTGTGCTGGTCCTGGCCATAGCCGTCGCCGTGGGAATTCACCGGCCCAGCTTGGTTGATGGAATCGGCCATCGGCTCCAGCGTTTGCTGCATCGCTAAGAGCATCCGATCCACGATGTTATCGGGGATTCTACTGATCAAACTCACAAGCTGATCGCGCGAGGATTGCCCATCGTTCAAGGCCGGTGCCCCGCCCTGCACAACCGGCGTGGGTTGAATTTGAAGCGTCTTGATACGATCCAGCCACTTCTGCACGTCGTCCCTCGTCCCTGCATCGAATTCCGCCACTTGCTCGATGCTCGAAATAATGACGGCATCCCGGCCCTTGCCGAATTGCCATTGTCCGTTCGGGAGCTCGTATAACTCCTTCACCGTCATGTTCCCCTTCTCTCCGACCGCCACCTGTACTGACCGCTTGACCGTGAAATCACCCGCTAACCGTTGCATAGGTCCTCCGTTGGGTAAGGGATAAGGTTGATCCGATGCCCAGCCGAGGCGGCCAAGACGAGCCGAAGCTCGTCCTGGCGCGTCCCATGCAGCCCGATCGTGAGTGATCGTTCAGGCATCGGGGTTATGTGATAGCGATCACCAGTGTGCCGCCATCCGTGGCACCGACCCCGGAATCATAGTTCTCACTGATCTCGGCCTCGCCCGCGTCGAAGTTATCGACGAGCTTGGTCACCAGTGAGCCGGCCCGGTTATCGTGAATCCAGACACCTGAGGCGAGTGACGCCCCGGTGCCATCGACCCCGACGGTCATCGCCGTGCCGTAGCACATGAACCGGTTCCAGGCGATTTCGAGGCCCTTGGTCGCGGCTCCGCACAAAACCGCTGCCGCCCAGGTGCCCGCGTTGTTCTGGAACAAGCAGTCGCGAATTACGGAATCGAGCAGGGCCGTCGCCGTAATGGCGGGCCCTTGGGCTCCGTCAGAGAAGAAGCGCGAGCCGCGAATCGAGACGTAGCTCGCCGCCCCCGTGGCCGCAATCCCGATGGTCGAGGTATGCGCGGCTGGGGTGTAGAGATCGAAGTGGCACTTGTCGACCAACAGGCCGTTGGCCACTGCCGAGAAATCGATGCCCTTCGCTTGCGTGATCGGTCGGATGGTCAAGCCGATCAAGGCGACGTCCGGTGCCGTGATATTGGCGATTTCATCCCCGGCGATGCTGGTCGTGAGAATGGCGCTCGGTGCTTGCGCATCGAGTCCCATCCACGCCTCAGGGCCGAAGATCTTCACGCCCGTTTTGTTCAACGCGAGGGACGCCGTGGACACCGTATGGGTACCCGACATACAGAGGATCGCATCCCCGCGTCCGTCCTGACAGGCATCGTGCGCCAGCTTGACGGAATCAAAGACGTAGGGATGGACGTTGCGCGCCCAGCTCCCAGCGCTGCCAATAGAGAAATCCGAATCGTAGGCTGTCGTCGGTGCGACGACATGCACCTTCCCCGGGACGGCATATTCCAACCCGGTCCATTTGCCTTCCCGCGACCGATTGAAGAGGTACCTATCGCGAACGTACATGCCAGACATGGAGCCTCCTTCTCATGAATCAGGAGGCGGATAAGCCGCCCCCTGTCATGCCAAGTGAACGGGTTAGGACACTTCGAATCCGGTCGACAGATTCTCGAACTCTTCCGCCTTCGGGAATCCGAGCACGAACGCCAACGCTTCCGTCCCCAACGTGCAGGCCGTGGCGACATCGACATCGATGCTGTTGCCCGGGTTGACCTGAATCGGCGAGCTCATCCGCTTCCAATTGACGGCGCCAATGGCTTGCGCCGTGGTCGCATTGGGCGCCGTAATGGTCCCCTGCGTGCCGTCCAGATTGGCTGCGGTAATGGTTCCCTTGGCGTTGATCGCCGGGTACAGATCGAAGTCAATCTTCGCGGGCGTGGTCGTCCCGGCCACCCCGAAGGTGAATCCGATGATGTCCACCAAGAAGTAATCGAAGACGTTGAATTGCCCTTCCGAGCCGGTGCCGCTGAAGTCCATGACGCCCGCGATATCGGGATGGAGCCAGCGTCGGCTGTCGTCGCCGTAGAGTCCGCCCCTCAAGGCGGGGAGCGGATTGGCAAGAAATTCGAGGCCCAATGCCTGCCGCATCGTCCGCATCGACGGCGCCCACCATTGGCGGGCTGTCACGCGATAAATGTCGCAGGCCAGGGGAATGTCGCTCTCACGCTGCACGAGCTTGGCGAGCGGTGCCGCCACCGCCCCTAAGACTCGCCACAGCCCGTTGAAGTTGTACTTCTTAAACATGATCAGTCCTCCCTCAAGAATGGATGAATGTCCCGCGTCCTCCTGACTTACTTTCCAGACAGTGAACTAGGACGACGTGAAATAGACGCTGCGTGCCTCGCCATCGTTGGCGCTATCGCCCCACACGTTGGCAAAGCCCAGGACCCCGAACCAGGCCACAGCCCGCTGACGGCCGAAGTCCGCAGGAATGCCGGCCAACAGCTCCGGCGCTTCCACCTCGGCCAAGGCCAGGATGTCATCGCCGAAGAAGATCGCTTCGCCGACGGCGCTGCCCGTGCCGCGTTCCGTCAACACGTTGTCGTGATCGACTTCGATGAAGCGGACCTTCTCGATCTCCCCGATTTCGGCGTTGTGGAACACTTCGCCGGGCCGGAGATACTGCCGCCAGGAATGAAACTCGGGATCGTCCTTGACGCCGCGACAGGCTTTCGTGGACGCCAAGCACATATAGGCCTGGCCCTGATACGGATCGACGTGGAGCGTCTTCCGCATGTAGTCGCGGATCAACTTCACGTGCGCGACCGTCATGTTGTTCGTCCCGGTCACAGAAGTCGTGCCGGCATCGGTCGTGAACGTTCCGCCCACGGCGCTCGTGGGGCCGAAGCGGATCTGACAGGACTTCATGGCCGTCCCGGCCACGGTGTCCAACGTCAGCTTCATCTGCTTCTTGAGCGATTTCTGAATCGCGTTTTCCGGGTCGAACTTATTGAGCAACTGCACGAGCCGCGTGTAGCCCACGCCGCGGCCAAACTCGGTGACGGTGATCGATCGCGTGGACATGGCCATCTGATCGATCGGAATCTTGCCGGTTTGACTCAGGACCGCCGACGTCGGCTCCGCGATGTTGCGGATGCGCTGAATCGTCACGGACTCGCCTTGATGGGCCCCAAAGCCCGGTTCTGGCCGCGCAAACTGCAGCACCAGCGTTTCCGCGATGCTGGCGTAGCGCAGCTCCGAGCTCAGCGCATGATTGCGCGAGACCCCTGAGGTAATGCTGCCACTCCACTCAAAATTCCCTGCCATGATTCAGTCCCTCCCTGGGTAAGGCCAGGCCGTGACGAGGGCTTAGCGGGTCCGCAACATTCTGGCGCTGTCTCTCAACCGCTCTTTCCTTAAGCGAGCGATGTCAGCCAGAGAGGAGCCAGGGCCTTCTATGTCGTCCCCGTCGTCCTCCTGTCGGCTGCCGCGCCGTGTCGTGGCGGTTTCGCCAAGTACGCCGTCCTGGTCTTCCCGGTGTCGGCGTTTCTCGTCCTTGAAGGCTTGGCTTGATCGTTTGCCTCTCATCAGTCGCTCCTTGAATTCCTTCACCAGCTCGGGGATCTGCTCGGCGTCCGGCACCCGCTTGAACCAGTCCCGATCGGTCACGAGCTTGCTGGCCGCCATGTCCTGAACGAGGTCAAGGTATTCTTGGGGCAATCCTTGCCGTTCCAGTTCTTTCAGCGTCAGCCGCTCCGACCGTTCGGCCTGTTCCTCGCGCGTCAACCGTTGCTCGACCACACGGGACGAGCGTTGATCGATCTCCGACATGAGGCGTTCCCGCTCGACCCTGAATCGCTCTTCGTTGTGCTTTTCGATCAGCGCATACACTTTCTCCGTGCGTTCAGGATCATCGTTCGCAATGGCCCTGACCTTGGCGGCCAGTTCACGGGCGCGGGCTTCGGCTTGGGCGTTCGCTTCGTCGGTTTGCCGGTTGACATCCTCGCGGGTCTCCCGTTGCTGTTCGATCCGCGCGAGCCTGGCGTTGAAGTCTTCAATGAGCTTGTCTTTGCGTGCATTCTCGGCAATGAGCCGATCGCGTTCTGACTTCAGTGCGTCATAGGCTTTCGCCGATTTGTCAGACTGGTCAGACCGTTTGCCTCTTGGCTGGTCGTCAAGGTCGTCGTCATCCAACCGATCGTCCTCGTCGACTATGTGGGTGTCCTTCTCCTCAAGGTCTTCCTCGTCATCGACGGCAGCGGACCCTTTCGGATCATCCCGATCGATGGTCAACAGGTGAGCATGGCGATGGATGTCACCAGCGGCCCACCCTATTTTGCGTAACAACGTGTCCATGCAGTCCTCACGTACTCCGTGGAAGCGGCTTACTTTCTGGAAAGTAAGCAATCGACACGGGTGAAAAAGTTAGCAGTCGCCTTTCATCTTCTTCTGCTTCCAAAACGGGCTCTTGAGCGGATGCTTCTCGAGCCGTTTAGTGCCCGGATCATGTCCGCCGTTCGTGTTCATCGATCCACTCGGGGCTGCGGCTTTGCTCATCTTCATGTTGTCGCCGTAGTCGGCCATGGCGCACTCTCCTTTCTTGGTCCGCTTAGGACCAGGGTTGGGTATCGCCCACCGCTTCCCGCACTTTCTTGTGCGCGGCTCTGCGAATGGTCGATTCGATAGACCCCAGATCACCAGCCATGTCGGTTATCGCCCTCAAGACACCCAAGGCCTGATAGCGAATGGCGAGGGCTTCCACTTCGGTTTTGTCCGGATTCATGAGTTCACTCATGAGGCCGATTACGGTTCGCTCAAACTGCCGGACAACGAGCACCTTCGTGCCCTCATCGAGCATGGCCGACTGCAACTGGAGCGCTTCGCGTTTTTCTTCGACGGAGTTCATAGGCCTCCTGCTTGGGGCTGGCTCGGGGCCGCGCCCGGTTGTGGTGCTGGCTTCTGAGCCGGTGCGGCCGTCGGCTGCCCGGTCGGGGTTGCGGTGCCCGGATTGTTCTGTCCGCCCAGCAACAGACTATTGAGCAGCATTTCCTGCTGTTGCTGTTGCTGCATGAGCTGCATTTCGTCTTCGCTCCGGATCGTTTCACTGGCGTCCAGCGCGTCCGCCATCTTCCGGATCAACACGTCGTCCTTCGAATACGGCGCGAAGCGTGGGCTCTCGGTGAGCTTCACCATGTTGATCAGGCGATCGATCAGCTCGGACTTCTGGAACATGATCGACACGCCGCGGATTTCGATATCGGTCTCCTGTTTCAACGCTTCGATGCGATCTTCCGGAGACATCATCGCGATGAAGCCCAACAGCCGTTCGTGCTTGCGCCCCAAGACTTGGATGTAGCTGGGGGAATCCCACGGGTCCCAGTACGTCGTCAGAATGTCCTGAAACATTTCGATGCACTGCTCGCCGCCGTACTCCACGTCCCGGCCAATGCCTTCGAACACGCCCATGGCTTGCTGCGTTTTGATCTGCACTTCGCCTTTGGTGATGTCCTTCCGCTCGCCGGTTTCGCCCTTGAGCAGTTCGGTGACGAAGACCCCGTTTTGGTACAGGTTCCCGGTCAAGGCCATGAGCTGTTCGACGATCGGGAGAAAGTCCTTGTCGGTGGGAATCAGCCGGTAGGCGTCCCGCATGCCGAACTTCATGGGCTTGGTGCAGCCGGGAAAGAGTTCCTTGTCGGCAGGATTCAGGAGCTTCCCTTCATCGACTTCGTAGGCACCGTTCAGCACGAACGACAGCTTGTCCGCCGTCATCGAGAGCAGGTTGCAGCGGAATTTCCACATCTTGAGCATGCCCTCGTTGAGCGAGTAGCCGTGGAAGTTCCGCAGGTGTGGGATCGCGGCGAATTGGTGGATCGGCCATTTGATCCGTGGAAACTTGACGGGCTTCGGCTTGGCAATGACGGTGCGGTTGGCCACGGTGAAGCGGCACTTCGGAAAGCGCATCTCGCCGTTGTGATCGAGCACCCCGCCCCAAAACTCTCGGACGAAGACTTGCGGCCGGAACCGGTTGGAGTAATCGACCAAGCCCCGCTGCCGGCGTTCTTTCTGCCGGGTCCATGTGCCTTCATCGCCCTTGTCGCGGAGACAATTCCTGACGTTCTGGTAGTAGCCCTTCTCTTCGCCATCGAGCAGGGTGTAGTAATCCACCCAATCTTGATGCACCAAAAAGAGGCCGGATTGCGGCTCTCGGGACATGGCGTCGACGTCGCGGCGAATCTTCCAGGGTTCGATTTTGATGGTTTTCAGACCCTCGATCCCGTTCTCGTCGACGCTCCATATCCCTTTGAGCGCCATACTCGTGCCGACCGAAAAGGCCATTTCGGTCAGGTCCGGAAAGGTGTGCGTGAGCTTGACGCGCTTGGCCCACCAGCGGAGCGCGTCCTGCCAGAAGTCAACCTTCGCCATCACCATCGGGTCCTCTTCGAGTTCCGTGGTGACGTTGATCCAGTCGGGCCGATCGACGATCGCCTTGCGGACGAGCATCTTGGCTTGAATGGCGGTCTGGAAGGGTTCGTTCGTGGTGATCTTGGCTTGCCAGTCTTCCTTGAGTTGCAGCTCGCGCATCTTGCCTTCGTGCGCGTCCCACAGTTGTTCCTCAAGCTTGATGCGATCTTTGTAGACGGATTCGGTGTGGCGGACGCACTCCTCGACATATTCGACGAGGTGGCCATCGGGGATGTCGTCGGTCTGGTCCGCAAAGAGTTCTTCCAACTCTTCGTCGGGGAGATCCTGCAGCTCTTCGATGGCAGCGGCGAGCGCGGCGTCGGTTTGTCCAAACGCAGCCATTAGTGCTCCCTACCCACGGTGATAGAGTCCTCCGCGTAAATCCCGCTCCAGCTGATCCGCTTGCATGGCATGCCCCAGGTTGCGGAGCTTGATGTCACTGATACAGCCAGTCACGGGAGGATCGCCTTGGGCCGCGTACCAGACCTTCGTGCAGTTCCCGCACTTCAGGACTTCCTTCTTGCCGTCCTTGATCGCCCGAATTTCCTGATAGCCTTGAACCCAATCGTGCCGGCCGAGTTCGCGTCTGATATTCGCCACTGGGATTTCCTCTAGAGGCTCGTTTTGGGCAAAAAAAAGGAACGGCCCGCCAGATCCCCCGAAGAGGACCCAACGAGCCGTTCCTAGAACAATACGTCTGGATTAGGCTAAACTAGTATTTTTTCTTACCGCTCTTTTTTGTCTTCATCGCTCCTCATCTTCGCTAAACTTCTTCACACGAAATTTATTGATACTTCCTCCAGTACCACAGTCCATTTCAAACGTCAAGAACATCTTGCCTTGAATCATTGGCAGATTCGAAAACTCATGAATCACCCGCTTCATGAACTTCTCAGGCAGTTTCATGGTTATAGTTTGAGATCGCTCTTCCAGTGACCACAGTTCGGACAGTAGGCCCCGTCCGCATGGATGTGAAACAAATCGTTCCCGCACGAGCAGGTGAAATGCGGCCCAGGGATTTCCAAGCGATAGGAATACGTACCCATCATGCTCTGGCAGTTCGGACACTCCAGCCAGGTGGTACCGACCGGCGCCACTGCGACCCACTTATGCTGACACCGCACGCAATGCGCCTTCCCGCTGACATGCGGTGTCCGGTTCTCGCGTTCGGCTTGGAGGTCAATCACGTCGCCCATTATCGAAAGTCCACCTTGCTCGCATCTTCAGCCTCTACTGCCACCATGAACTTATGAATCTGTATCTGCGTGTCGATCGGCACCTTGGCGTGCATCATGGCATCAGAGAACACACCGAGCGCATAGTATCGCCCACGAAGGAAGCCCTCTCGGTACCGATCCGTGATGCCAAACAGCCGCATGAGCAAGCGTTTCATCATCGACCCTTGATCTCGACAGTGATAGACCGACCGTAATCCTTCACGGTCAGATTTTCGGGCAGGCTCTTATCGACCTTCTTTCGGTCGGGCGCATCGCCAAACCAAAACTCGGTCGCCTGCCCCTTGTGATGCACCGCAATGGTGACCGTGGCTTTCCAATCATCGAGGTTCCGCCCTTGCATCTTTAATTGCCGACGGGCTTCCTTCACGATCCGATTGACCATCGCTGTCACTTCGTCCCGTAACTCGGCGTCCATTTGGTCCTGGCTTATGCAGACATTCTTGAGATTCCCGCCCGGCGTGAGATCGCGTTGCACACCATCCGTGATAATGGGATAGCGGCCAGGCAGATGCACCTGTCCGCCAATCACTTCACGGCGATCTTCTGACGGCAGACCGCCGACCGTGAGGGCTTGCTCTGGGCTGGGGAGTTCTTTCATCGCGTCTTCGCCGTGTGTCGATTGAAAAAGTCCCACAGCGGTTTATTGTCCTCGGTCCACGTGAGCGAGACTAAGCGGGCCAGCCATTTGCGCCACCCGCTGTTGGCTGACACCACATAGATCTCAATCGGTTCGTCTTTATGAAAGACATATGTGGTGGAGAGCACGCGATAGTCCTCAATGGCATGCTTGGATTCTTGAATCGATGTCCGCACAGAATCATAGAGAAACGGACTGACCCGTATCCTTCTGAACGTCTCCTTGTCGTCTGGAAACACCCCTGCTGTCGCTCGACCATAGAGTTTCATAGATCCCCCACCCTCGGCGTCGGTTGCCGGTTATCCGCGACCCAGACTAATTTTCCTTTGTGCATAATCGTCATGACTGTTCGCCTGTTCGTCGGCACGCCATTCTCGAATTCTTCCAGATAAAATGTGCCATCGTTGTTGAGGCCATAGGCGTAGACCGTCCCGTTCGGCGCGGTCATCATGACGTACTCGACGGTGCCATACGCCACATTCATCGTCCTGGCAAACAGGCCAAAAGCCGGGCTGAAAAACTCCCACCGCTTGGCTACAGATCGGTTCGGCGATACGAAGACCGGCTCTTGAATGATTCCGTTTTTGTCCACATGAGACGGCAAGGCATTGAGGTCGTGATGCGAACTCAGCGTTGGTACATTGTTCGCGATGTAGAGGTAGTAATAATCGAATGGCACACTTAATGAGGAGGTCCGGTATGCCCGCATGCGAAACGCCATGGCTTACCTCTTCTGTTTGACCGGCTTCACTTCACCGCAATACTTGCACTGGATCGACACTTCCTTCCCGTCAAAACTTCTCCATCGTCCATGGACCTGTTTCCAGCATGCGAGCCGTCGCCCCCGACCTTTCTGCTTCCACTTGCCATGGAGTGGCTCTTCCACGAATCGTATGTTCTTAATGATGCCGATTTCTCTAACCACCTGCATCGCCATTGGCTCACCTCATGTCGTCAATGAATCGAACCCGCTCAATGACTCCAATTTCTACCCCAGGTCGTCCGTCCGGTGTCGTCCATCGAAACCCACAGATCCGGCATTGCTTGAAATAGCCATGATACGCTTTGAAGAACGGCCGGCCCCGATGACAGAGCAGCGTGCCGCCGCGCCCCTTCAACCGCCATTTGCCGTGGCCTGGAGCAGCGTTCATGCAAGCACCAGCTGATGAAAGGCCTCGCGGAACCGGCTTATCGGAATCTGCGGGTTGGCGAAGGCAATGCGATCGGCCAGTCTGATATCCCCACATCGCATCGCCCGCTCGAACTCCCACAGGATCATGCGATTGTTCAGCTCCGTCAGGTTCGGGCCGGTGCGCATAGCGTCTCCGCTCCCTGGAAATAGATCATCTGGTAGATCCGGTCGTGCTTCTCGTAAATCCGGATCTCTTTCGGGTTCAGCCCGACAATGACCATGAGCAACGGCACGCGCGCGATCGACAGGGCGTCCATGAGCCGGTAATCCTTCACCGAGCCGTGCGCCCCCTTCGTCGGATGGGAATGGACAATGGCCCATGGATCCTCCCCGCACTGCTTCAGCGCCGACAGGAATTCTGCATGGGTCATTTCAAAGTCGTGCTCCGGGTTCGCCGCCACGTTCGTCGCGCGATAGAACCCCTTCCCACGAAACAGCAGCCCGCACATTTCATGCGGAACGGCGTCCGTCGCGGCCTGCAGCATGTCGGCGATGTCGGTGTCGGTCAGCATCATTTCTTGGGATCGAATGGAACGCAATCGTAGATGCGCTTCTGGCCCTCTTGCACGGCACCTTGCGCCAAGCTCTGCGCGGCTTGATTGCACGCCGTCTGCGTGGAGAACCGTTGTGGAATGCTCGATTGCACCGTGTTCGGACTGGTCGCAAATAACGTGATCAAAATCCAGATTGTCTCCATGAAGCCTCCGTGTTGTGAAGGCATTGCCGCCTTCTACTAAAATGTACTAATTCTGCCGAAACTAGTAGTTACCGTCTCCCCTTCACATTGACGGCCTGATTCGCAATGTTGACCGCTGTGGCTGATCCGGTCGCCGTCGCCTTGGCACCTCCACTGGCGGCCACACCCGCGCCAATCGAGCCCCCGACAATCGCTGCGCCGACAATCTCCGGTCCGGCCCCGCGGGACTGATCGCCTTCCCACTCGGCTTGTTCTGCCGCCGTCAGCAACCGGCAGTTCTTGAAGTCCCTCTCGAACCAGAAGAACCACGGCTCCTTCTCCACGTCGCACCGCTCAAGGCGCGCAAACCCGTGATTGGTCCCGAACACGGACCGCTCCTCCGTCTTGGCCGGCTTGGTGTATTGGCCGTTCACTTCCTTGTGAGGGGTGATGCAGCCGGATAAGAGAACGGTAATCGCAGCGATTGACGCGGTTTGCGCTACGACTTGAGCGGTCAGCGATGTCCTTGCTTTTGTCACAGCCCATCCGAGTATGGCTAAGGCAATTCCTCCAAAGATAAAGCCATCACCGATACTTAATCCCCAGTATTGAACATGATCAGCAAGTGCGAGAAAGACGTGCGCTTCCGTAGCGGGTACCCATATGCTGTGAGCGTCGTCCGTCATCCCCACGACCGGCATAAGCCCGCCGTTCGCAATCGTCACGGTAGCATTGAGCGGAAGCCCTATAGCCACGGTCCATCGAGACAGCAAGCTCCACGGTGACGATGCGGATGCTATAAACGCATAGAGCCAGAGTGCAGATAACGCCCAGACGATGACACATGGAAGGAGACCAGGCATTGTCTCCCACCATGCAAACCTAACAAGTATCGCGAACCAGGCACTCAGTCCACCAATGACAATCATTGTCTGTTTCATCTTCTTTCCTTCTCCTTGGTTAAAGGGTCACTGCACTCTCACACTCCCTCGTCATACGTCTCCATCCCTGCCTGCTCGATCTTCACGCGATACCGGCTGTGGCCACAGAGCGGCTTCGTGATGTCGATCTCGATCCCCTGCGCTCGGTTGAAGTAGATCTCCCGGTTGCAGTCACACGAATAGTTGCCTTCTTCCCAGATAAATGGGGGCCATCCGTTGTCTTCGTCAATCTTTTCGTCCGGTTCCGTGAGCTGGACGGTCTGCCCGGTCCTCATGTCTTTGATCGTGATGATCATGTCACTTCACTCCTACGATACCCTGATTAAACCATCGCGCCACCGTCTTGAGATACGCCCAGGTCCACAGCTCAAAGGCATCTCGGTACGGCAGTTCGACTTTCCGCCGACCGTCAATCATGTCGTGATGGATCTGACAGACATGGACGGTGTAATAATCCGGCGCTTTGATCCCGGTTCCTTTGCCGAGCGCGACACTGTTCGCATGCGCGGCCACGGTCGTCCCAATCGACTCACAAATCACGCAGGCCTGGCCTTCAGCGGACGCGAGCAGCTTCTTGTTGCGGTAGTGGCTCATTACGCCAACGCCTTCACGGCCCGAATCGCCGCCTCGATCTCGGCCAATTGCTGGTTCAGCCAGTCGCGCCGATCGCTCAGTTTGAGGATCGTTTTGACCCGCCAGCTTGGCCCGTCCTCTTCCTTAGGTGCCGGCAAGATTGTGATTCCTCCTGGCGTCGGAGGCTTCGCATCTTTCAGCGCCTCAATGCCATCATCCATGGTAACAACCGGCTCATTCTCCTTCTTCCGCTTCGCTGCCCGTGCGGCCTTTTGTGACGCGATCCACTTCGCCCGATGCTCTTCACTCTGAAACTTCGGCATGTCCACCCCCTTGGCTTTCGACGCTTGCCGGTTTTGATACGTTAACCAATCGAGCACGCACCCACATTGCAGACAGCGATAGACGTTGCACGGGACAAAGAAATCATAGACCGTCTCGGCGACCATCAATCCGCTGCACTTCAGGCATACCACTCAGGGCTCCCTCTTCTTGATCTCCCAGGTAATCGTAATGTCATAGTCTTCAATGAAGGCCAATTTCGATTCGTTCACCGCTTCAGGAATCCGGCGTTTCAGGTAGCCCAAGCCCACCTCGGGATTAGATAGAAACATGACAAGGCTTTCCTTCAGCCGACCTCGAAGGCGTTCCTCATTGGACGGCATAACTCTTCGCCCTCCGCTTCTCATCAATCTCAAACCCCGGAATATCCCCTTGCGGCGTCCCGCACACGTGCGTTTCGAGGTTGTGCTTGATTACCCCACAGTGCGGACAGAGCTCCATGCGGCCCTGTTGGGTCATCGGCTCCAAGGCGTAGGCAATGGCTTGTTCGAGATCGCCCATGGTTCACCACACCCCAAACTCTTCCCAGCGGTCATGGCATTCCAAGCTCAACCGATGCACCTCCAAATGCTGCGTCACGTCGCTCGCTCCGTAGAGGATGGCCGGGATAAACCCGATGGCCTCGCCCAACTCCATCCGTTCAAAGAGTCGTTGCTCCTTGCTCATCACCGTTACCCTCTCCCCTCCGGCCCCTTCCACTCGGGAAGCGTGGTCCCTGGCGGGACCTGGACAATAGGCGACTTCTTCAGCAACTCCTGTTGAATATGCAGCACCGCCCGATATGAGGCGAAGTCGAGCGCCAACGTGGCCAGTCGCAACGCCAGATGCGGCTGATTCGTCGGCGCGTTGGTGAAGTGTTGCCCCTCTTTGTTCATGGCCGTAATGATGAACGCGGCCGGGTCAAAGCTCGGTGGACACACGAAGGTGAGGGTGACTTGCTTGTAGGCTTGATCCACGGGAACTTCCGGTTGCCCGGCTTCATCGGTCTTGTTCATGGTCTCCTCCACGAGGCGTAAGTGTTGATGATAGGCTCTTGGTTTCTTGCGGATCTTAAACATGGGACGAATTCCTCACGGGTTCATTCCCTGCGCCAAAGACTTTCGATCGCAGGACGCACAGCACCCGTATCACTTCGTTATCGTCATAGGTGTTGCCGCCAAGACACTTCGATAGATCATGCTTGGCAATTTCTCGATCGAGCAGGGCCAGGATGATATCCTTGTCGCGGTGCGTGATGCCTTCGATGTTCATGGACTCCTTTCTACGTCGTTAGGGAAGCCGCAGGCCGATGCATCGCGGCTTACCGCCACGGTCTGTTCCACCCAGAAGGCTGACCGTGAACTCTCCCTCACAAGGATCAACAAGACGCCAAGTCACCATCTCAACGCCTCTCCCCTCTCGGCTCTGGAAGAATTGGAGGGGGCCCCCACAGTTACCCGGTTAGGCGACATAGCCGACCATTGCTGGCTGTGGCTTACCCGTCCCTCATGCCTGGACGCCGGGGATTCCGATTGCTCGGAACGGACGGACTCGCTCATTTCAGGCCCCCCGGGCTTGCGCCCGCGCTCAGTAGTCATGGACTCCTTTCAAACCCGCGTTTCTGCCACTCGAAGTTGTAGAGTTTTTGCAACGTCTTCTGAAGCTTCAGCCCTTTTCGATAGCTCTCCTCGTCCTTCGTCCACTGGATGTATTCCAGAACATCACTCATCGACGCCGGCCGAAGACAGGGGTTCTGCATCACATCACCCTCCGCTTCCTCGCCGCCTCGGCCCGTCGCGCGTGCCGGTTCGGCACAGCCGTCTTCGGTTTCAGGTCCACCTCCGGCACATCGACCACCACGCCTTGTGTGGCAAAGGCGGCGATATATTGCTGCGCCTTATCCGGGACCCGCTGATACAACCGAGGATCGTCGACGTAAATCACTGTGCGCATAGGCTCACGTTCCCGATAGTTAGTGCTGAAACACCATGGCCAACAACAGATTGACGAACACCGCGAACATCATCCCAAAGACAAAAATCACGAACGGCGGCGGCTCCTCGATCGGCAAGCGAATCTCGTCTTCGCCGTCGTACTGCGCTTGGCCCATGACCCCGAGGCGATATTCCGCCTGCTCTTTGGTGTCGGCCTGAATCGGGATTTCGTGCCGTTCCCCATGCCAATGGTAGGAGAAGAGAAAGGTTTTCATGAGACACCTCCGCTGAAGAGGTTGAACGCCAGTCGGTCGGCAGTTCGTCTCCCAGCCTCCCGTCCAGCCTGCTTCGCAAACTCTCGCCGCAGATGCTCGCTGTAGCGATCGGTGTCATGGACCTTCCGTCCGCAGACTATACGTTTGACGCCCTGTTCATCGGGTATCCATCGGCAAGACTGACAGTGATATTGCATGGCGTTTTTGAGGTTGTACGCTTCATACCCAATCTTCACGACTCCCATCGTGCGCCCTAGAATTTCTCCGTCATCGTCATGTACAAATCCACAAGATACGCCCGACAGATCCACTCGACGCGCGAGCACCTTGCGCGTCCCATCCTTCAACCGCACGACGCGCTTGGCGTAGACTGCTTTTGGTTCACGAGGTAGCAACGGCCTCCATCCAGGATATGCGTCGGGCTCCTCATCCGCCAACGGCCGATTGCCCCACTCCAGGAGGCGTTGACGCACACGCTGGATTGTGTCGATCGTGAGGGGAGGACCCGGCTCGAATGCACGGGATTGGGCTGGGACTTCGTTGATTCGACCATCAGAACCGACGAACATCACACTCGTACCAACCGTGGCGACCTCGCCCGGCGCCGGAGGGCCGTAGACAAACGATAGGGTTCTTTGGCGAATCTCTTCATTGACCCGTTGAGCAACCCGCGCCATTTCTTGCCGTAACGCTTCGGTCATCGGCACCGGCTCACCGAACGCGCGAGAGAGTTGCGTGATGACCACACGGCTCGGCTCATTGCCGGCTGGATCGATACTCACCTGAGGGCGCTCCTCATCCCGCGACATACGCTGTGGCCACCGTTTTCTTGGTCTGCGACAGGTTCGCCGCCGCATCATACGGCTGCATCATGAAATGCACGGGCTTGCCGGGTGGAATCTCCACGTTGAGCGAGAGCGCCAGCGTGTCCTTCGGCAGGTACAGCGCACGCTCCTCGGACTCGCCCGTGCTCCAACTGATCCGATACCCCGACGCCCCTGTCACCGCTGCCCATTTGATCTCCACTGTCATCCGCATAGCGCCTCCTTGGTTAGTTCACTGACCCGCAGCGTTCCTCAGTGCGCGAAGCGTTTCTTCGAGGTCTGTCTCCAAGACCCGCTCCACCGAGATCCATTGACCATCACCAAACGCCATGATCCACTCCGTCATACTCCCTGGCCCCGACAGCATGAACACGAGGGCGCCGTTCTGAATCTCCCAGTAGGTGGCTCGCACGTCCACGACTGGGTGTCGAAAATCCGTGAGGCGCACACGGAAGGTGTTCCTGACGTACCCATCCGCATCAAAGGTGTCAGATCGCATACTGATTCGCTCGCTTCGTTTGCGGCTGCTTGTTCTTCGCCGGCGGATTCACTTTTCTCGCAAACACCCGCGACAACCCATGCCCGATGGCTTCCCCCACCGACGTCAAGGGATGAAACTTGCGCGGCTCACTCTTCGAAATCACCCCGCTCTGATCCTTCCGATACGCATAGCCCCCGCTCAACGCTTCGTGAATCCAGTTCTTCTCCTCGCCCGGCGTGCGAGCCGCATTGACCGTGAGCCGATCGGTTTGGCTCAACAAGCCGACAATCGCATTGAGGCGCGTGAAGAAGTTGACTTCCCCCGGCTCGGGGCTGCCGTCCAACAACGATTGGATGATCTGATCCAAGTGATGCTCGCTCGGATCGCTGTTCGCCGACTTCGGCCCGTGGTTCGTGATGTCCCGCCAGTTCGTACAGCCGCGGTAGTCGGCGGACATGAGCGGAATGACCTTCTGCTGAATCAATTGCTCGATCGTCGTCGATTGCTCGCCGAGCACGCAATCCAAGAGCACAATGCGCCCGGTCGACCACTGTTGCCCCACGACGCAACAGGGATAGACGCCCTGATACCAGAACCGGAAGCATTGCAGATCGCCTTGCACGGGTTTCATGGCGCGTGGCGATTGGTGGAAGCGTGCGGAGTATTGGGGCGTGATGGCAATGCCGGGATCTTCTGGTTTGTAGAGCACATCCATAGCTTGACTCCAGGTATCCACTTGATCGTCATGGGAGGCGTTCGGGAAGGTCGCGCACTCGTCAATGAACCCGTTGACCCACGGCGCAATGGCCGGATGCGGCAGATAACAATTCCCCGCACTCGGCAAATGCGAGTACGCCGCCGCGCGCGCTTGCTTCTCGCCCTGGACACCCTCGGCGCGCAGCCCAGGCAATTCGCGCTTGAGTACGGACACGATGGCGGGCCCGTTGGCCGTATCCTCGACCACTTTCTCACTCGGGAGCGGCCACGTCTTGTTGAACGCCCGTACTGCGTTGAGCGTCATCGTGAAATCCATCTGTCCGCGGACCTGATCCAAGAGAAACGCATCCGGCCCTTTCTTGCCCCACTGCTGGCCGACCACGTAATCGTTCGTCGTCAGATCCTTAAACGTCATATCCCAGGACTGGGCTTGCCGATCGAAGGCATACGGCAACGGTATCGGCTTGATCTCGAGGAACGTCCCATCGGCGAGTTTCATCCGGACCGGCGGTAAGGTGTCTTCTTGACCGGGATAACACCAGTATTTCCACCAATGCCGCTTGAGAATGCCGCCCTCGGCTGGTGCGGGCCGCTGTTGCAACTGCGCCGCGGCCCCGTACTCTTTCAAATCCTTCTTGAGCTGTTGGATTTCCTCTTTGCCGTACCGATCCTTCCACAACGGCTCGCCGTCGACCGTGCGCGGATCCTTGTCCCAGTGAAAGACACAGCCCGTCACAATGCACTTTCCACCCTCGTACTCAGCCGGCAGATTCAAGTGATGCCAGCCGCCTTGCTCCAACAGATGCCCGGCTAAATCGTGTTCATGGACGCGCTGCATCACGACAATCCGCCGCCGCTTCTTGGGATTGTTGATGCGCGTGCTCATGACGTTCGACCACCAATCGATCGCGCCCTCGCGCATGACGTCACTCTCACGCTCTTCAACATTGTGCGGATCGTCGACGACGATGATATCGCCGCCTTCGCCGGTATTGGACCCGCCGACCGACGTGGCCATGCGATAACCGCTCTTGTCGTTCTCAAACTTCAGCTTTTGGTTTTGATCCGAGGTCAGAGAGAACACATGGCCCCACCGCTCGCGATACCAGGGCGACTCGATCAAGCGCCGCATCTTCACACTGTCCCGGATCGACAGGCTTTGCGCATAGGAGGAATACAGCCAGCGCAACGAGGGTTCTTGCGTCCACACGAACGCGGGGAACATCACCGCCACTTCGATACTCTTCATGTGCCGCGGTGGCATGTTGATCAGGAGATCATTGATTTCACACTGCCAGACCGCTTCAAGGAATTCCGCGAGAACGTCCAGGTGCCAATTGGGAATGAAGGGGGTGGCGGGTTCGAGGATCGGCCAGGCGAGCTCCGTGAACGCGGCAAGGCCCCAGCGACGGACTGCCTCGACATCCTCCTCAACGTCGGTGAACTGTTCAGCCGTTAACATTCTGCTCCTGAATCATGGCCTTCTTCCGCAGCCGCATATGCTCTTTGAATTCCTCGTCCGTCAGCTTCGACAGATCGTAGCGCGGCCGCGTCGGCCCATTGCCCGCCGCCTTGTCCTTCGGCGTCGGGATATCCCCGGCCAGCTTCGAATAATTCATGATCGCGGTTTGTTTATCGTGAACCTTGACCTCCAACACGAAACTGACGGGATCGACTTTGAACGACTGAATACAGCGCCGAATATGCTCCGGCATGTCACGAATCGATTTGAAGTGATTGAGGTCGTCAAACATTTCGAGCGGGTCCAGTAAGGCCATATTGCCGAGCTCTTCCATGCGACGTTGCAAACTAATCAGCGTGGGTGGTGAGGGTTCAGGCAGGACGGCAGGAGCCGTGACCGATTTCGTGGCTAGGGTGATGGCTAGGGTAATGCGCTTATCTCGCAGGAGTTTGGCGGCTTCGACGGAGATCGCTTTCTTGCTCATCCCTTTCGCATCGAACGCTTTCTTGTAGGCGTCCGAGGGATGAAACCCGGCGAGAATGGCGTCACGAAAGGCAGCTTGTTTCTGGGTGAGTGGTTTTGACCGAGGGGTTTGCCTAGTTGACTTTTCGTCAGGCATGTTGGCCGATCCTATCACTTTCTGGAAAGTAAGTCACTATCACTGCACCATTCGCATGCTGCCCCTCAACCGGTCCAGCTTCGCCGCGACTTCCGGCGGACAGGGGTCGACTTTGGATTCATCGATTTTGGGGGCAGGTTGGAATGCCTTGGGGACCGGATCTCTCGGTTTCTTAGGTTCTGACGCCGACGAAGGTTGCACTGGGTCAATCCAGTCGCGCCACGGTTCATGGCCCTTCCCGTCACGGAGAAACCGCTTGGGATCTTTCGCACTGATGCCCTGGTCTTTCAGCGCCTCGGCATAGTTTCGAGCGGCTTGCACCGCAAGGGCCTGGTCTTGGATGGAAAGCTTGCGAAAGAGGGCTTCTGTTGCTGCCTTCTCAAGCTTTTTCCCATTCCGTGCTGGATAGGCCTGCCAGAACTCCTGAAAGCGTGAGCCGGTGCCGTCGTCTTCAGGCACCGGTTTAAAAGCGGGATTCGAGGATCGGGATTCGGGATTCGGGATTCGGAGATCGAGAGAATCTGTGCGCATCTGTGCGCATGTGTGCGCATCCTTTGTTTCTCGCGTAGTTAGTAGATGGGGTACTCCCGACACAGGGTCGGGGTACTTCGACTCCTTGGCGCGTCGGTAGATATGGATGTCAGCGGTGTTTATCTGAAGGTAAGACTTGGATCCGACTTGATAGATCTTAATCATAGGTTCTTGGTCTTTCGCGCGGAGCGTCGCCAACTCATGAAGACATCGACTCACCTTAAAGATGTTCCACCCCTTCGGCACTCGCTGAAAACAGGTCGTAAACACCACTTCAGGATCAGCCTCCATCCGGCCAAAGTCATCGACGGAAGTAATCAACCGGTACCACAATCTCTCGGCAGCATCGGAGACAATCTGCAAACTAGCGCTGCGTCGATTACATTCTTTTAAGTCTCTGTTTGGCACAGCTAGACCTCTTGCATAAAAGGTTGAACGCTTGCGAGAAGCGTCTCAGTGGAATAATCAGTCAGGTAGGAACATACCTCTGCGGCTGGCTGGAATGGCTCATCTTTAATCTCTTTTCCTGTGAATCGAAAGGTGTGAAGCCCAAGCCTGGCTAAGTCCCGATCCCGCCTCTTCTCATATCGGCGCTCTTGCTCGGTCCGTTCATGCCATTGCTGGGAATCACACTCGACAATGACGCTTTTCGGCTCAGGCGTACCGTTTGGGTTGTAGCCGAACCAACGAATATAAAAATCAACTCTGTATGTCTGGATCGAAAACTGTGGCTGAATGAGCATCCCGAAAACTCGGTCACGCCCATCGATCACGAAGCAATCATGTGTTGGAATGTAATTCAGCTCTAAAATCGTCTTGAAGGCAGAATAGAATAACTGCTCAATCGGAGACTGGATTTCACAACTTTCATATTCACACAACACATCTTGGGTGAAGGCATCCCGTGCACGAACAGCCACGGACAGGGCACAGCGATCCAAATGAGCAACAACCTCTTTTGAGTACTCAGTTCCCATATAGCCTCCAAGCTAGGGGTTTCCCGGGTCCCTGTGGACAAATTTTTTTAGACTGACTTTCTCGATAGTGAGCGGTTCTTACCGGCCTTCTTTTTTGCTGGCTTTGCTGATACCTTGGCCTTCGTCGACGCCCGATCGCGGGCCTTGAGGGCGTTCTGTGCGGCCGTCAGGGCGTCTTGTAACTCATCAACTCTTCTGCAGACCCTAATACGAAATTGTTCATCAAACAAACTGGCCTCCCCACCACCAAAAAGAATCAACTGGCCCATGCTTCTCCAGGCATGGTATTCAATCGCCACAGCTTTAAATCGCGAAAGCACTGCCTCTCGAGACTGAACCGCCACATCGATCGCCTGTCGGAGCGAGACAGCATTGAATTGCGCATCCTGCAGCTCTTTGAGCACCGTGTCATAGTCCTTCTTCCGCACAAACCCCGGCATTTCTCCGTCCATCACGACTCCTTTCGTTCGGCCACAATCCGATAATAGGCACCATGCTCGGCACTTTCTTGAAACACCCAGCGCACGACATACCCTTGTGCCACGATCTCATTCAACCGCTTATCCAGACTATACGGAGCACACGGGTCCGCGACCCATTGTTCGCTCATTGGACGCACTCCTGCATGACTTTCCGCCAATACTCCGCTAGCTCTTTATCCTCTTGCGGAGGCAGCTTCGCTGTAATGCGTGCACCGCTCGGCTGATAATTCGGCACGTATCCATTTGCTCGACGCATCGCCTCCCGCATCTTGGCGAGACACACGGCCATTGGGTCATCCTTCGCAATATGGGCCCCAGCCGGGCACATAGATCCGGCAGCATGTACGCTCGGCTTCACCGTATATTCATTTTCCCCAGTTTCGATCAGGTCGGCACGGTACGCTCCACATTCATCGCCACGAAGGAAGCTTGAATTTGCGCTTTGCACCCGGTGTTTCGTCTGCACGTAGTACCATTGCCAATCTTTAAGATCCCCCGCCCCCACCACACCTGGCAGGAGGATGGCTAGCATTACCAACGTATAGATTCGCATGCCTCTCCTTGCCTCCATGAATATCGATGGATATGCCCGTCGGGCTCGCTCACCTCGCACCAATGCTCGCCGGTCCTCCAATCGTGATACGTGTGGGCCTTTGCACATCCGACTGATACGATAATGGCGACTAGCAAGAGGATCATTGGCTACGCTCCTCTCGTTCCCACCGATCAGGCTTCTTGGTCATGGCGCTCCTCTTTCTCCTTGTAGAACACCTGCCCCCACATTGTTTCAACGCGCATGACCCAACGTAGCCACGCTCGTTTCCCGGTGTATTCCCAACGGACACCATCAAAGTCGAACTCAGCAATCTTGACTGGCCACCAAGCAAAGTACGGTTTATGTGGGATCATGGGCGCTCCTCGCGTGGGTTTCACCACCGTTTCCATATGACCTTCGCGTTGCAATAGCATTGCACGCACCAAAATAATCCCCGGCCAATCCGTTCACAGATCGTTCCACAGCCTTGATGATGCGGATATTTCTTAGGCAATCTCATGACTTCCCCTCGGCCCTCTGCTGATCGAGCCATTCCCTAAACTCAAGCACCACATTCAGTACGGATCGCTCGTCGTTAGCCAATCGAACCTCTAGATTGTCCTTTGCATCAGCCAGCGCGGCCTGGTAGCCTGCCTTGATAAGCCCTCGGTCATCGGTCAACGGCGTAGCATCGATAATCTCGCTGATTTTCTTATCAAACTCTTCAGGCGTCATGATGGCTGCTCCTCGTTGAGGGCTAGTTTGACCACTCTCACGACGGCTAAACACACGTCGCATTGACACCCATCAAGCGCACCAGACTCAAGATGCTTGGCTACCTCCAATTCTTTCTGCTTGAGTAAATCAGCCTCTCGCTGCTTCGCCTCGTCTCGTTGTTTCCGCATGAGGACATTGGCTATTATCACCTTTGCCATTACGGTTCCCGGCTCGGGCATATCTACCATCAGTTCACCTGCTGCATCTTTAAGATCCTGCCTCGCCTGCGCCAGGTCTTTCTTGACGGCATCCAGCTCAACGCCTTGCTTGTTGAAGTCTAGGAACTTCGCCGTAAATTTACCGTGCCACTCATCCCGCTCCGCCTTCAGCGCCTCGACTTCCTGTTGATGCCGGATCTGTTCACAAGGCGTCCCGTTCTGCTTGTCATACCAGGCTGTTAATGTTCTAACCTTGTCCTTCAGCGTGGCGTTCTCTTCCTGGACAGCGCGATACGCCCCGATGACCTCGTCCCTGAATTTATTGTGATGCCGTATGTCACATTCAGGGTGATTCATCAGGTTCAGGGTATCAACAAATAGGTTCACGTCTAGAGCACGATCCATCACAACCCCCTCCTTCACGGCTCCCGCTAACAATCATCTAAGTCCCATCCCATCACCTTCTCCACCTTCAACCGATTGATCGCGGGCGCTCATGGCTTCCCTTTTCGCCGTGACTCAACTTTCTTGATGAGGCTCTTGGCGTCCGTCTGACCACTGAACACAAAATCCGAGATATGCCCATACTCCTCTTCCTCACCCAGCGCCAGCATGAGCTTTCGCTCAACTTCCCTAAGGTGGTCGTAGTAGTGCCTGGCCAGCATTAGCCACGCGGTCACTTCAAGCTCCACTTTGCTTAAGCCAATTAAGTCACTTTGTTTCATGCTCCACCTCCCCGAGTTCCTTCAGGATTGCCCTCGCTTTCAGACAATGATTGCATTCATCAGCCGTCAATGGATGTTCACAGTACCGTTCTGTTTCTTCAGCGAGAGACCGCGCCAGGGTGGCGAGCTTCTGATAGTCGCTATGGAATATATAAACCCCGTTTTGGCGCTGCCGAAGTACGCCGCCCACATTGTCAAATCGCCTCACCATGCCGCCCTCCGTTCACTGCTAAACAGGTTCCTCTTGCTGCTTTACCTCTCCGGCTTCAGGCCCCATTAGCGCCTTGATGTAATCTGGAGACAGCAACTTAAACTCAAACAACCGTGCGTCCAGCTTAAACTTTAAGCGAAACCCGCGCATTTCCTCACAGGCATAGAACGGCCAGTCAATAGCATTGCATCTCAGAATGTCTCCCTGCCATGAACGATCGGTAGGTATCCTGAGATTGTTCACGATCGTAAAATATGACCCTACTTGAATTTCATCCATCCCCCGCCTCCTGTTCGTGGCCCGGTTACCGCTTCATCACGTCCCGAATCGCCTTTTCAATACACGTCGTCGTACAGCCCTTCCATTCTGCAATCGCCGCAACCGACCATCCACGGCTAAAGGCCCTCGCTACAGACAGCTTCGTCACCCCTCGTGGGAGCTTCGTTCTCAGCATAGTTCGTGGCCCACTGCGCGTTAGCGCTGATCCGCCATGGCAGCCATGCACTGGCCAACTCCATCTAGAAACGCTTTCATTTTCTCCGGCTCCCACCTTACTAGCTCCGCCATCTCCACCCTTACGCCAACATGTACTTGCACGGAACCGGCTGGCCTGTGAGATAGCAAAGCGGATTTTACTCTCGTTTTCATTTTCCCTCCTTCCGTAACATCCTCCCCGCCTGCCGTGTCGCGTGCGGCTATGATCGACGCTTCTTAGTGCGAATCTGACGAGCCTCTGAAAGCTCTTCCCAATGCGCACCAGACTCATTTCCTTGTTTGGCTATAAGCTGTCGCTTGAGTTTTCTTGCGCCGTAGATCATGGCTGCTTTCGCTCTCGGATTAAGCTTCGATCTGGGCGGCGATAGTTGCGCAGCTCGTCCTTGATAAAGGCCCCGTTCTTTCTTGCATGGACCGTATAGTGCGGCTCGTCGTACTCTAGGCGATCGTGCAATTCTCCTAGCATCAGCACGAACCTCGATTGCCACTCACGCGGCATGCGCTCCAACACCGAGCGCGGGTAGACGAGATACGAGGCATAGGTTAGCCCGAACGAGTCATGCACCGGCGTTTCCGATTTCGCAAACATCTCGAATATATTTAGATCATCTTCCATCATTGCCCCCGCCTCCCCGGCACGTCCCGCCCCCGGCACGGTCAGGGCCAGGGTGCGCATCATGAATGCACTCGTTTCACTCCAAAGCCTGTCCGCATCTCTTCATCTGTTCTGGCTGTGATAAAGTACGCCGTCTTCCCTTTGTATCGATCCTTACGACGTAAATGCTTGACCCTCACTCTGGCCTTTGAAGCATTCTTGACTCGTATCAATGGCCCGTTATCAAACCGTATGGCGAATACCATCGATTAAACTCCTTTCCTACTCGCACCCCAGCGTTAACGCCTCCCACCGCAGCACCGTCGCCTCATTGGGAAATTTGCCGGCTGCCGCAATCATGTCAGACTCGGCAATGACGGTTGCCTTGGCCGCCGAGCACCGCGCTTCCATTTCATGATCCGTACACCCCACGAGCGCCCAGACCGACGCGATCACTAAAAATAAGGTCCACGTTTGGATCAGCTTCATGATGTCCCTCCTTCATGTGGGAATTGCCGCACCCGGAGATCCGCCGGCCACTCGTCCGGATCGCCGCCTTTCTTGTCTTTCAGTTGCAGCGGAAATTTGATGTTCATTGGTTCTGGATACCGACGTTCTCTCCCTTCATACGGTTTCGCGCCGAGCTGCTTCACAAACACCGGCACGCCCGCCGCTTTGCACTGCTCCACGATCGCGCGAATGTGCGCGAGGTCCGTCGGCCGCGCCTTCGGTCCGGACTCGCCACCGACGACCACCCAGTCGAGCATGCGTAGTCCGTCGTACTCATTGACGAACGGACGTCGGCCACCGTCTTTATCTTTCCATCCGTCCCACGCCGCCCATCTGAGCGACACCGGCCCGAGCAACGGCTCCGCGCTGATCCACCGCACCGCCGCCGGCGTCTGCAAGAGAATCGGAATTCGCTCGTCCGCCGTCTTTTGGTCTTCGACGGAGACCCCGAGCCAGACATGTGTATAGAAACCATTGGCCCACCCCATGAGTTCCTTGCTTCGAATGAGGTTCATGACTTCCAGCATCCGCGCCGGGCGCTTGGTCAAAATCTGATAGGTATGCTGTGGCGTCTGCCTAATCGTGGAGAAAACCCAATGAATGAAATCAAACGGCACATCCTCGTGAAACAGATCCGAGAGCGAATTGACGAACACCCGGCGCGGCTTTTTCCAGTGGAGAGGGATATCGAGGCGATCATGATGCAACTGCACCGGATCGCCGAGCTTGCGCCCTTCCATCCGGAAGGGTGGCGTCCGCTCGATGTAGCATGACCTACAGCCCTCAGAGACTCTTGAGCATCCAGTCGTTGGATTCCATGTGGTGTCCGTCCACTGAATAGATGTTTTATCTGCCATGTCGGGCCCTCATGTTATGACCGGAGATGAACTTTCTCGGACGACCGCTACCGTCGTATTTCGGCAGTTGAACTCCACAGCCACACGCGCATGCCACAGTGGGATTCTCCTCACCGGGAAGTCGGCGCATACAGGAGTGATCTCTGTGCTGGAAAAGATGGTCTGCTATGCTGGCAGTTACTTCTATATTTGAAGGATCGTTGTTTTGTTTGTTGTGATCTAGATGATGAACAATCTCACCATCCCGAAGACGACGACCTAATTTTTCTTCAGCAACAAGTCTGTGCTCATAGGCGTACCCTCGAATATCGGCAAGGTGATGCTGCTTGCCGACAAAAATCAGGACATATCCATTAGAGGATATAGATTTTCCTCCACGCCAAGCGTTCCCGCGCTTTTCATCCGTCCATTGGATCGTGGTCATATCAGGACCCTCCAAACTCCAACCGCATTTGCGTCATAAACTGTTCAATCCCCGCTGCCCCCTGAGTCGCCTTGATCAGCGAGAATAACGCCCGGATCCTGGCGCGATAGTTCATTAGGGTGGCGTCTATTTCCTCCTGCGTTTCCGGCAGGAAGTAGCCCGGATTCGTCGCATCGCACGAGGACCCGATCAGCATCTCGTCCGCCAATTCCCGCTTCAGCCGCCGCACCTGGCGCGGGTCCGTCCCCAGGAGCTCGGCCAACGTCTGCACCCGAATGGCGTTCTTCAGGCCTCGATGCCGGCTCAGAATCTCGCGGAGTTGGTCCGTGGTCGCCATGGGTTACTTTCTCGATAGTGACTAATCGGCATACGGCTGACGGTGTACTTGCACCACCTGCTTCGCTAACGTCGCTTCGACCGCCTTCACGGCTTGCCGGATCACGTGTTGATGGGACGGCCCGTTTCGTGCGACTCGATGGTAATGATGCACTTCCCGTTGCAGATGCCTACTCACGAGGCCCCAATGTGGCAGACACATCAGCTTGCTATTGGGCACCATCGATTGACAGCCCGCGACCGGACACCGATGGTAGGCAGATGACATCATTGGTGTAGCCTTTCCCGGTAGCAGATCGGTCCCTCCCGCTTGTCGGAACATCCTCCGAGAGGGACCGAACGCCATCATCGCGGGCGATCCAGGGCTCAGCCCGCGGCCCTCTGCCCATGGCACCGCATGGGCATACTCAGAACTTCGACACCGCCACAATCATTCGCCCGAGATATTCGATCACCGGCACCGTGACGGCGTTCCCCATCATCCGGTACCGCGGCCCATCGGGACACTTACACCGGTTCGAGTCATAGGCTTTGATTGGCTGGCAGAGACACGTCCAGCCATCGGGGAAGCCCTGAAGTCTTTCTGTTTCTGTCGGTGTCAAGCGACGAACGCCAACCGCATGTTGCTTCCCAGCTTGCAGCGTGAACATTGGATCGCCTTCTTGACCAATCCCGCAGCCATTCCGACCACCGCCCATTTGGGTCTTAGCTCCCACCTCGCTGATCGGTACCAACGGCGTCCCTCGGCCGGTTCCATCCTCGCTCGCGTCGAAGCCTTCCGCTCGGAGGGTATGCGTCACCAGATGTTCACCGGGTTCAGTCCTGAACCCGCCACTATTGCCACCGCTGTTGAGACAGGCCGCAATCACCAGCTTAGATTCATCGCCAACTTGATCGCCGCGACTATGACCGCATATAACCGGCGCACATACGAGGTTCATATCGTCTTCCCCGCTTCGGCCTGGCGGGCTGACGCCAGGTCTCTTAGAGCGGCTTCTAAGACTGGCGGCAAGGTGCGCCCCCGTTTCTGTGCTCGCCGCAAAATCCCGGCCGCCGCCTTGGGACTCAAAGAGTATTTGCTCAACACATTCGACTGTAGGACCGCCGACAAGGAACACGCGCCGACGACGTTGCGGGACTCCGAAATACTGGCTGTCCAGCACTGCGTAGCCGACCACAGGCCAGCATTCCCGAAGTCCTTCAAGGACCGCGGCCATATCCCGTCCGCCGTGAGAGCTAAACAACCCTGGAACATTCTCGAAGAGTCCATAGGTCGGCTTGAGCGCCTTGGCGATTCGGACGATTTCATAGAAGAGGCCGGAGCGTTCGCCGGCGAGGCCAGCGCGTCGTCCGGCAACGCTGAGGTCTTGGCAGGGGAATCCGCCGACGAGGAGATCAACAGGTTGAAGCCCGTCGCTCTGCCACTCCCGCACGTCAGTTGTGCGGGTAACGTGTGGCCATCGAGCGGCGAGGACTCGGCTTGCGTCTCGGTCTCGTTCAACTTGCCAGATGATTTCACAGCCAACCCTTTCTAGCGCCAAATCAAACCCACCCACCCCCGAAAACAACGAACCCACCCTCATCGCATCGCCACCAGTAAGCCGTTCCCACACACCAGCATGATCATGCGGACGAGTTCCATTAACCGAGCTCCTTCTCGGCCTCACCCATCGCCCAGTTCAATTCCTGCATCTTAGCTTCCGATCCGCCATGGTCCGGATGATGTTTTTTACACAGCTCTCGGTAGTCGGCCTTCAACCGCTCTGGAGAAATCACAGCATTCTCGATGTACCCAAACACAGACCGCCAGGTGTTCGGCGCCGGCAATGCCGTGAACCCGATGAACGCCCGCTCTAAGATCATCGCGCCACCATGCCGCTCGATCGCGCGCATGGCCTCGAGCGTTGCCGCGACGGCCGCCAGGTTGTCAGCGACCTTCGTATAACGATCAACGGCCAGGACCTTATGGATCTTGTCGTTCTTCCCCTTCCAGTACACAGCTACCCCGGGATCACTCGGCTCGGCCTGCGACGAGCGTGGCCGACCGCTCAACGTCGGTTGCACATTCGTACTGATAATCACGTCAGTCTCTCGGACCCCCATCATGCCCAGAGAGTGCAGAACCCGCTCAGCCCCATCCGCCACACTTAGACGCTCCCGAAAACTTTTGAAGTTGGCGTCTTTGCGGGCATAGCTCTGCGTGCGCTTCCATCCACTCGGCCAGCTCAACGGATAATTTGTCATGATTCCCTTCTCATTCGATGTGGCGACCGCTGAGAAAGCCGATCGCCACACCGGGATGTCACGTGCGAGTACAGCCAGGAGACTTAACCGGCCAACGGCTCAGCAGGAACGCTCGGCTTGGCTGAAGATTTCGCCTTGGGCGCCTTGCGCTTGACCGCTTTCTTTTTGGTCGCTGCCATATCGCTCACCCCCTTTCAGGTTTAAATGCCGCTCGGTAAACTCGCTTGCCCTCTCCACGGTCAGTTCATCGATCCGCACGATCATGCTCGGAATATCGGCATAGTATTTCTTCACGTTCACATGGACCACTTGCGAATCGTCGACATAGAAGATGCCCGTGAGGGCATCCTTCAGGGTTCGCAGAAGCTTATCGGTATCGGGCTTTTTCAAGTGAAACGAATACCGGCGCTTCGGGAGGCTGGTCGGCTTGGGCATTTGAAACCAGACCGTCATGGCGACCGGCCCGCACCACAGCGGATCTCGCCGAAACTCTAAGACCGTATTCGTAATTTGTTGCGCCCATGGCTTGGTCTTCTTGTTCGCCGCCGTGATGATGGGACGATTCCAGCCCTTGGGCGTAAACATCCGACTGCTCCCCTTCGGGATCGGCACCCCAAACACTTCAAACTCGATGGGCATTACGCCTCCTCGGCTTTAGACTTGTAGGGTGAGAGGAGACGTGTGCCCTCTGCTTGACCAGGCCGAGCATGTGACAGATCAGTTGCCCTCCACGGCTTGCGCCCTTCAGGTCTGCTATCCACGCCGCCCCTCACCCATTCGTCTGAAATCTCAATGGTTCGACCGCCAGTCCGCACCTTCACGCTGCCGATTCCTTCTGTCCGCCACACTCCCCGCATCGCACAATCTTGGTCAGGCGATATCCACCCGGGCTGACATAAGATTCCTGTTCATGTCTTCCCAGCCAGAACGCCAGTTTGCGCGCGAGCGCCTCCTTGCGAAGCGTCACCGGATCAACGGGTTCCAACGCAGGCTGTTCGAGTATTCGGTTTTTCTTAGGCATTCTGACTCCCTATCGGAAACCCTAGCTGTCGAAAAAGGTAAAAAAATATATGGGCTCGTTGTGCTCCGTTCTGTGATTCCGCTTCGGCTCCCTCACTACACACGGCAAAATTTTTAGCGCCGACTCCGCAAATGCACCTTGCGCTCTTCGCCGTCCATCGCCCGTTCTTCGATCATCTCCCCAGTATCCATGCGATAGACGCGAATGGCGTTCTTGGTGATGTCGACTTCTTCCCGGCAGGCTACTTCCACCATTTCGACGCCTTGGCTAATCGCCGTCGCACAGATGTTGACCTGCCGGACATGCCGCTTGATTTCCTCTTTCAGGGATTCCTGCACCCGTTTCATGTGGTCTTCGATCTTCTTCGCCTCGAGCTGACTCGTGGCCATCTGATCGGCCAACGCATTCTTGCGATAGCTGTCCACCGTCACCGGCAGAAACCGCTTGACCACGAGTCCCTTTTCCTCCGACATGCCACCCTCCTTACAGCTTCGCCCAGTCCAGCGTCACGCCCTGCTTCTTCGCCTCGTCTTGCAAATTCGTCACAAACGCCGCGCGATGGTGCGGAGCAAGGGTACTGACGTTCTTCAGCCCGCCGTTAAAGATCGCCTTTACGGCCATCATTACCTTCATCCGGCCATTGTCGTTGCTCATGTAGAGCACCACCTTTTTCCAGGTGTCGTTGTCCTGCACATTAAACGGTACCGACGTGCCGCCTGGATCTGCGTGTGCGGCTTCCTGGGCCGGTTGCGGGTCCTGTGCGTCTCGCTCGGTGTTCTCCTCTGACGCTGCTTCGCGCTCCGTCGTCTTCGTGGGTACATCGACGGTCGTTGTCGTGGGCGCAGCCAGTGACGCCATCCGCTCCCGGACTTCCTGCACTTTCTCTTTCCCTTGTTCAATCGAAACGCTATAGGCCCCATCGGGCCCCTGCTCCGTCTCGATATCCATCTGCTCCTCGTAGAACTTGAAGCCTTTCAAGATGTCGCCGAAGTTGTCGCGGAGGTTCCAGCTCCGAGGCCGAAACATCATCATGCGTTGAGGGACGGTGCACCAGGGCGTCGGGAACCCGTTGGCCCCCTTCTTCTCCCACAGCCCAGCCCGCTTCGCGTCTTCGATGGAGTAGTTCGTGATCCTCAGTTTACAGCCCTTCCGCTTGGACATGCAGAACGACACCACGGCCTTCCCGTCGTCCGCCAACTTGAAAATTGGGAAAGAATTTCCATCAATGCGCTTCCCATCAATTTCAAACCACTCGTCGAAGTCTTCGAGCAAACCAGACGAGCGAACCAAGGCGAGCGCGGCATCCCCATAGATCGACGGCACGCCATTGACGACGGCAATCGATTGCAAGGCCTGAAGCGGCTGAAAGCCCAGCTCCATGCCGTGCATGATCGCGACAAGGATATCGTCCGGTTTCCCTTTGTAGGCCTTGGGGATCATGTCCGTCGCTGCCAGGACCTTACAGTAGGCTTGAATGTCCGGCAGGGTGTTGAGCTGGAGCGAAATGGAAACGGTTCGTGTAGCGACTTCTGTACTCATGATGATTCTCCTTCTTACTTTCTCGATAGTGAGCTATATGGATAACAACGCTTGCGTCGTGGCTGGCTGGGCAATGACGCTCAACGCAGCCTCCACTCTGACTTGTGCAATACGGCAAAACTCACATTGCGGGTTATGGTCGGGCTGGGCACCGGTCATACAGGCCACCGCCCGTTCGATCGTATCGAGGGCTCGGTTCGAATCGGCCTTGAGCCCATAGACTTTACAGCCCATGTTGAGACGTGTGCCGACAGACTCCACCGGGTAATAGTAGGCCAGGTAACCAGTGTCCGACATCTTCCAATCATTCAACAGCCCGGCCAAATTATAGATATCGATCTGTGTCCCGTAGTACTTCGCCCCGTCGTCCTTCGGTTCATCCCCCTTGCTCTTGGCATCGAGGTTGGCAATTCGCCCATCCGGCAGGACGAGCAGATCATCGTAGGCCATGATCAAGCTGACCGTGTAGCCCGACTTGGTTTTCACGGTCGGCTTATGCGGATTCGACTTCCAGTGTCGAAACTTCTTCATCTGCTCGTTGGTACCGTACAGCTTCGTGCCATCGGGTAATTTCCCAATCAGCTCCATCGGGAGAATGCCCTGTTGTCGACAGGTGTCGTAATGCTCCTTGATCACCCGATCCAATCCACCCATCAACGTCGCCATGATGCCCCGGTAGTTGATATCCTTGTTGACCATATCCCAGAAGCAGCGCGGACAGTCGTTGAACTTATTCAGCTTGCTTGGTGACAGACTGATATCCCAGCGTTCACCCATTGGCGTTCTCCTTCATGTGGTTAAAGAGTGCATCGACGGTCGCAAATGGCGAGGTATCGTGCTTCCACTCAAAACTACAAAAACCAAACCGCCCGGTCTTGATGTAGCCGGTGTCGTCAGGTGCCGAGATCCCGTATGCCGACACCTGGATACAGGTCGGCTGCCACCGTTCGCCAAGCATCTTCATTGCCTCGCGGCGATTGATCGCCCAGCGAATCCCATCAAGAATGGCTTGCCTTTCACTCGGCGATTCAAAGAGGATGCGCATGCTCTTCTCATAGATCCGTTTGTCATGCTCATCGTAATAGTTATGCGTAAACATCACTTCCCATACGTTCGTCGTCATCGTCCCGCCCTCCACTTCAGGACTTGCAGTGCATTCATGAAACAAGCTTCATCGGCTAGGTGCTTGATTGGATTGATCGGACGCAGTTCATAGGTCCCGTCCGCTCGCACGTACAAATCAAACAGCCGATCGCACAATTCGCATCCTTCCATCTTGGAGTAGGTGATGATCTGGATCGGATCGGTCGGCGTCTCCTCGCCGGTCTTCAGATCCACGATGTCAAACTTGCCCGGCCGTGTATCGGGGAAGCGGAGATCCGCGTCCCGTGTCCCCGCGACACCCAGCTTGCGATTGAACGACGAGGTTTCGACGCTCACCGGCCACGGGCGTTTCTCGGCCATGAACGTATCGATCGCCAAACAGTAGCCACGATATTGCGGTAGATGTTCTGGGGCTTCACAGATGCCGCGCAGCGCACCCAGCTTCAGCGAGAAATAGATATGCAACAGTTCCCCGCGAACTCTCGCCGCTTCCAACGTGTCATACGGGACCCGTCGCAACCCGTCCCACATGACGTCTCGTACCTGGCTCACCGAGAAGAAACACTCTCCCGTCTCAGGATGCCGGTACTCGTAGCGTTGGCCGCGCTCGCAGATCAGTTTCACCGTTACCGCTTGCCTCCCCGGCGTGACACTTCTTCCTCGGTCGTCTCCACCCCTTCGAACTTCTGCCCATCCTTCACCCGCTTTTTCAGTCGGGCCATGTCCAACACAAAGAGATCATCGGGTAAGGCCTTGAGCCGCGCATCGTCGCGGTAGTATTCCCCCTCAAGCGACAGCCCACCGGGCAGACAGACCGGAACCGTCACGGTCGTATAGGTCATCTTCTTGCCGGTCGGCAGGGTCACGGTGCGTTGCACCTGTTGCACGACGGTGGGCGCAATGGTCGCTGCGACCAGTTCCGCCTGTTGGGCCTTGGCTTCCAGTTCGACCGCGCTGACCTCGTTCGAGAGTCCCGCAATCCGCTCGGTCAATTGCCGCTCCAAATCTTCCAGCACGAGCACGTCATCGTCTTCGCCCTTCGCTCGGGCAATCGCCTTCCGCTGTTGCACGCCCGTGAGCTCGGCTTGCAATTCCTCTTTGGTCTGTGCCACTGGGGACGCGCCGACCAATTGCTTGATTTCCGTGGCGCGTTGCGCCAGGACCAGTGCAGTGTCTTCATCGCCGTTCTGTGCCGCCGCCGCCTGCTGCCGCTCAATCTCGGCAAGGCGGTTGCGTTCTTGTTCCTCCTCGGCCTCTCGCTTCGCCTTCTCCTCGGCCTGCCGGCGCAATTCCGCCGCCTCGGCTTCGGCTTTCGCTTTCGCAATCCGGACGCGCTCGATCTCTTTCCGCTGGGCCTCTTCCCGCTCGAGCTGTTGCTTTCTCCGGAGATCCTTCACGAGTTGATCAACGCGCGAGCCAAGCGCCTTACAAAGCGTGGTGTACGGTCGATAGTCGTCATTGATTTGCTTGACCTCGGTGTTTAATGGACGCACTTCGCTATCCCGGAACTGCTCCAAGAGGTCATGCAGATCCCGCATCCCCTGAACAAAGACCAGGCCCACACTGGCCGAATGATCATCGTGGACGAGTATTGATTGAGCCTGGATCTCAGCGTCACGGACCTTCTCAAATAAGGCTATTCGCTCAGCCCGAATCTGATCCTTCGACTTCGTTGCAACCGATTCAACAAGAGCTAGATTTCCGTTCATGATTTACTCCATCCCCTTCAGTTGTTTGCGCCGATCCGCCCACTCGTTGAACACCTGATTCCGGTCATACTTTTTCTTGGTTTTCCGGATCTCCTCAATGATCGTGTCTCTTAATTCGAGGTACGTCTGCCGCAGCGTCCACCCGAACACGGTGGCCAGGAACGCCTGGAACACATAGCCGGCCCACACCAGCCCACCCGTCAGAAACGCCGCCAACCCCGACAGGAAGAAGGCCACCAGCACCAGGCATTCAAACCACCCGAGTCGGGTCATGACTTTCTCCGCTCGATGATCAGTGCATCGCCTTTCCATGCCCAGCGATAGCCATTTGGCAAAGCACTTGAATGAAAAACGTCCTTTACGTTCAGCGCATAGCGAGTACTATAACTAACTATCGGGCATGTGATGTACGCCAACTGTCGCGTACACTCTTCCCATTCCTCAGGAGGAGGCTCCAGACGTTTGGGCTTCAGCAGGTCGAGGATTTCGACTAAGAGCTGCTCAATCTTTTGTTCCATCACGTGTTGGTCCATGACTTCCTCCTATCGTTCCGCAACGATCCAATCTGCCCGCTCGTCTTCCACATCGATCAGGCACTCGCGGCAGGGCAGATTGCGCTCGTGCTCTTCACACACGGTCGGTTCATCTTGTTCGTGATTCGCGACACTCATGGTTATGCGGCCACACAGAGCCGAGCCGCCTCCTGCTTCGCTTTGTTGCGCGCAATGATTGGATCGGCGTAGGTGCCACACAGCAAACAATGGTAGGTGGCCGAGCGTTCCGTTTCGCTCATGTCGACGAACGAGGCATGAAACTGGAGCGGGACATCGAGCAGCATGTGAGCGGCACACTTTGGACAGGTCATGGAAGACTCCTTTGAAAATCGCCCGGTGTGCGAGTGAGGAGTCGGCTTCCATTCCAACGCCTCGGCCTTAGTTCCGCACCAAAATGATGCGGCGAGTGGGGCACGCTCGAACACCGAGCCTAGTGGTGAATAAAGAAGGGGGAGCAACATGGAAGTAACTCCTTTACTGACAACCGACGTCAGCACAGGCCCGGTTTCACCGGGCCCATCTTGGTCGCAAGACCCGCTTGGGCTTGCGCGTACCGTTGCACACAGGTTTCGACAATCTCGCCGATGGGTTGCTTGGCCAGGTCCGCCAAGAACTTCAGGACGAACGCGCAATCAGGACTCACGGCAATGGTCAGCTCGACCTTCGGCATTAGGCGGCCCCTTGCATCTCGCGCTCGATAAGCCGCTTGATGACCCTGGTGATCTTGTTATGCTTCTGCGCTTTCGCGATCTGGCGCAGAAACGTCTTCTCCTCTTTCGTCAACCTGATGCTGGTGGGATGTCCGGCCATCTCGCCTCCGTGTAGTGATTCTGTAGTGCGAGTTGTAGCACTAGTACTAGCACTTGTCAAGAGGGATACTTACATTGTGCGTAAAAGAACAACACTCTCTTTCGTAGGGGGGCTAGACAAGCACCGGGACTAGCACTACAATTGCGCTACATGGCCGCACGCATACGGCCAAATGCACTGGGTCTTGATCGTGAAGGAAGGGGGGTGAGGCGCAGTGATCAGTAGAGAGAATGCTCAGGTGTTCGGCATCGTGCCCAACGATGTGAAGATGCGGATCAAGCGGATTACCAAACGCAGCCGCGAGTGGAGCGAGAGCAAGATTATCAAGGAGGCGTTATTGCGAATCTTGCCGGAGATCGAGGGGCAGAATAGCCCGAATCATGACAGCCCCCGCCGCAAGAATTCTGCGGCCTGATTCGGGCAGCACGTGGGGCAGCTCGGTAGTGTGACTGCGGAGAATTGATGATGCGGGATGAACGGATGGACACACTCAGCTTCACGTCTCGACGGATGGTCGGGGCGAGAGGATTTGAACCTCCGATCTCCTGCTCCCAAAGCAGGTGCGAGAGGGAAGACATGAACCGGTCATATGTACTAGGGGGGTTCGGCATAGCTCGGATGGGTCCGTCTAGCCTCAATAAGTCCTCACTGCCTCTAGTGAGTTCACGTCTGGTTTCGGTACAACGATCCCTCCCATCACCAAGGAGGGTTCGATGTACACCAACTCATTTGATCTCACCGTCGCGTATCTAGAGAGCATGAAAGATCGTGCTGGCTATGACCGTGCGGTGCGAGTCGCAATGCAATGGATCTTGCAACAGCGGACGACTCCGACGCGAGCACAGATCCTTGCGCGACATATCAGCAAGGGCCAGGGGGACTATCAGCCAGGAAGCGAGCAGGCGAACAAAGAGCTGGCGCTTCAACGGGCGGCGTTCCGCTGGGGCATTTATCACGGAGTCTGGGAGGGCGGCGACCCCACACTCGGCATCAAGCGGTTCAAAAAGAAGAAGCGCAAACGGATCGCCAAGTTTTTAGAAGTGCGGGCGCTCCTCACCCTGTTTGAGTTCTCACCGTTCGACAAGCTCCTCGCCTACCGGCGTTATCTTGATGACGGGTACACCAAACATCGGGCGCGAGAGAAGGCCGATTTTCACTGTACGATTGATGTGCGGCAGGCCGTGACGGAGGTTAGGAATCGCGCGTTCTTCGGCATCTGTCTGTTGACCGGATGCCGCCCAAGCGAATTCCGGCTGGCACGGCTGGGGTCCATTACGCCCTACGGGGAGATGGGCTGTTGGAAGAAAGGTCCCCTGAAGAATGGCGAAGACGGCGTTGAAATTCCGGTGCCGAAGCAAGCGATGCAGTGGTTGACTATGTGGCTGCGCGTGCGCGACATGCACTGCAACGCCCCCGAGAACCCGTACATTTTCCCCGGCTATACGCCTCGCGGGTTCCTGTGCGATGATGCGCTCCGCAAGGAATGGCGGAAGCTCCGGGCTGAATTGGGGATCTCCGGACTCTGGAACTATGATCTTCGCCGCACCCTGGCCAGCTATCTCAGTAATGAGCTGAACGTCCCGGATAAAAAGATTCAGGCGATCCTGAACCATTATGACGGACGCGCCCTAAGCCATTATTGCCACGTCTCGTTTGACGCGCTCGTGCCGATCGTGCAGCAGTATGCCGACTGGCTCTGGCAACTCAAGCCAGCGGATGACGCGCAAACCACCATGCCGTTCCTTAAGCAGATAAGTAATTCCCCCAATTTGAATCTCGTAAGGGATGCGTCTTAACATGGACGCCCACCAAGGAGCTACTATGAATATCTTTCTACTCGCTTCCCTATTAGGCGTGCTTGCCATTCCACTCGTCGCGATCTTCTGTTGGCATCACCATTCCCTGTCGTACCCTGTGCGGCTCTCCATTTGCATCCAGGCTGCGGTCATGCTCGTCTGTCTGGCGTGCATCTATGCAACCGGGCTCTTCGGTGAGACCGTCATTCTTGATCCATAGGAGGAGCACCATGTATTACCTTATTGCAATTCCGTCAGCCATTGCGATCACGGTCGCGCTGTGGTGCAGAAAGCTCATGATGCGAGGTACGAAATGATGTGTGAACTACCTGGTCTCATTTACAACTGGACCCTCGCCGTGCTCATCGTGGTCTGGACTGCCTGCATGACAGTCCTGGCGGTCTATGCCTGGAGGAGCCTGATAAGAGAGCCGCGCTATGGACGGAACTAAACTGTTCTGGACCATTGCGGCGCTGGTGTTCGGAGCCTTCAGCCTCATCCTTCTCGTGGCGGGCATCTGTCACGAACTGCCGCGAGGGACAGCGAGCACCTGTTTTCAATAATGCCGTTCACCGTGCTAGGCTTCTCACGGTCTGTATACTTTCGTGGCGAATCCGTCGCTGCGCGTTCTCAACTCGGAGAGGATCGTCGATGCTCAAACACCGTTCTAAACATGCCGACCTGATTGAGGCTGCGCTCAAGAAAAAGAATATGGAGCAGCAAGAACTGGCCGACGCCATCCAGATCACGCCGGCCAGTATTTCAAAATGGCTCACCCATCACCGACCGGATCCGGTGTCGCCGCTCTTGTGGAAAGCTGTCTGTGCCGCGCTCGATATCCCCCTTGAGAAGTGGATTCGCGTGGCGAAGGAAGAGCGTCCGAAGGATGTCCAGAAATTTCAGCGGTTGGTGCGCTTACTGTCGAGATAGTTCATGATGGGAGGTTATGGAGGTGGCTGTGGCTCAATTTGTATGTCCCCAATGTCCCAATCAGACATGGGTGATGCGTCAATCTCTGGAAAACCAAGAGTTTCTTAGCAGTCCAGAACCAGTGTACGTGATGGAGTGTACGGAATGCCGTTATAGTCTGTTGCTGAGAATCGCATGTATCCAGTCTATTGCCAGGCATTAGGATGGAAACGCTAATCAAAAAGCCAGCTCGGGCGTATAGTCGTGGTCTGGGGTGAGCCAGCCTTGATCTTCAAGACGATGCTCGAACCGGTGCCGACGTTCGACGGGGAGCACTTGCATGATCACATCACGGTAGTATTGCTCGGCCTTCTTGAGCGTCTGCCGTTCTTTGGTGTCCAGCTGCGCGACAATCGCCGCCCGTTCGGCTTTGTTCACTCCGGCCAGGGGAGCCTTCGCCCGCAACGATTGCTCCATGTCGTGCCACATCTTGGCGCGGCTGAACTTCTTCCCGTGCTTCTCGCGTTCCAGCCGTTCATATTCCGCTGCCCAGGTGGCTTGCGCGTTGGCGTCTTTGTCGGCCATGGCCCGGCCCCAGTTCGCCAGCGCCTCGCCGCGGGGAGAGCGCCAGAAGACCGCCGAGGAATCCTTGCCCATGCGTTCCAGATATTTCCGCTCAATGCCGTTCCACGTGGAATAGGCGGCCCCTTTGGGGTCCGATCGCTGCACAAGCAGGCCCGTCAGATCCTCGACCCCATAGAGCGGCTTCCCGGGTTTCCCGCGTAAGGCGCCCAGTTCCGGTCCCAGCGTGACTTGATGGCCGAGGTAGTCCACGCGATCGTTGATCGGACGCGGGTTGAACACATCGGGATAGGTACTCTCGCGGACAGCCATCTCAAGCGGCATTTTCACAGCCGGCGTGAGTCCTTGCCAGATCTTATTGACCGGTGCCTTGACCGTGTTCTTGATCGCCTCGCCGATGGTCATCCGGTCGTGCATGATATCGCCGACCAGGCCCGGGAAGGCATCCAGCCCGAACCAGGAGAGAAGATCGCCGAGCGCCCCAACGCCTGACAAGTATTGAATCTTGCCGTTGTCGTCCCGGCCAAAGAGAATATGGGGGCGGTTGGCCACGGTCGGGTTCGCCAATCGCAGTTCTTCCTCGTCATCCCCGAACATGAGATAGTTCCAGGCTTGCAGCATCCCCCAAAAGGCTGACAAGCGAATCATGAACCCGGCTGCTTGCACCGTCGACACCACCGCGCCCCGTCGCAAGGCACCCGCGTTTCCTCCATCGAGGGCGTTCTTGACCAGCCGGAAGTAGCGCGTACTGTTCACTTCCATCCAGCTATAGAACGGAATCCAGAAATTCCGAATGGTCTGGCCAGCCACACTCACCCGGTCATACGCCCCCAGCAATTCATTCGACAGCTTGAACGCCCGATCGCGGATGTCCGGTAAGGCCATTACGGTTTCCGGTCGTGAAGCGCCGAAGTTCTTGGGCCGTCCGTTGTTCGCCTGCATCTGCTTCAGGTAATCGAGATAGGCGGCGTACCGCATCATGGCTTCGCGATAGTCGGTCGCGAGCCGGGCCGTCTTCCAATAGGCGTTCCAGGTCTTGGCCGGAATCGACAGCACCCCACCCTTACTCGATTGATCCAGCGTCTTTTGAAACGCCTTGAGGTCGTTGAGGTCGCCGAGTTCTTGGAACTGTAACGTCGTCCCGTACCCGCCCCGTTCCGCCCATTCCTTCGCTTCGCCGGTCAGCTGCGCCTCTTTGAAGATCACCGGGATCAGTTCTTTCGCGGCTTGCGGGAGTCGCTTGAACGCCGAGGGATTGCCGACGAAGAGGGCGTCGGCGTCACCCGTCAGGTTGCGGACGTTGTAGCGAATCACCTTTCTCGGCGCGATGAGCATGAGCTGTTTCCAATGCCCTAAGAGCTGCCGGTTCATTTCCACGAACCAGCTCGGCGCGGGCTTCGCCAGCCCGTCGAGCGTGGCCGCGGCTTCCTTCGGGATCACATATTCCTCGCGGGCGCCTCCTTGGGCCAGCACCTTGCGCAACTTCTCGATCGGAAAGCCCGCCTCTTCCAGCATCCCTTCTTGGAGCGCCTTCATCAGGTTGGCCGGGATGGAGTCCGCCATGTAGAAGACATTCCCCTCGCGCGGCTGCCAGATTTCATGCGTGTCTGGGACGAGCCGATCCCACGTCATGAACTTGGGACCGAGGAGGTCCTTCGTGTAGGCCTTCCGTTCACTGATCGCCTTCAGGACGCCGCGCGCGGAGAGATTTCCCGGACTCTCTAGGTCGTCGGCAATCTCGGCAATCTGTTCCATGGACAGCTCGTCGTCTTTGTCGAGCTCGAGCGCCTTCTTGAGCATCGCCATGTGCATGCCGATCCGCTTCTTGAATTCCTTCATCTGGATGTCGATGAGGGCGCCGGCTTCTTCGTTCTCGGCAATCAGATCGGCCAAGGCTTGCCGGTTGAGACTCTTCGCCTCCTGCTCGAGGCTCTTCCGGATATTGTGGTGCCGATCGACGTTCTTGATCACCTTGGCGAGCTGGGTGTCATAGACCATCTGCGCCATGACTTCGAATTCCGCTTGCACGTAGTTCGCATTGATATCGTAGGTGGAGCCTTTGCGCGACTTCAGAAACCCGCGCCCGGTCGGCGTCCGGACCTTCGAGCCTGTCCCCGAGACGGCGCGTTGCTTCGCATGCTCCAACACTTGATGCCGGAAGTAGTCTTGCTTGGTCAGCTTCTTCGACACATCGAAGCCGATCGCCTCCATCGACGCTTTGTAATTCGCCTTGAGCCGGTCCCAGAGTTGTTGACGCTTGGTCCAGGCCTCTTGCACCTTCGGGTCTTGCGCGATCAGTTCATCCAATCGCGCGAGGTCGGTGTCGACTTTCTCCGGCGTGTAGCCAAAGGGGAGCGCATGCCCTTGCTCGGCTTCGCGTTGGAGGTCCGCCAGGAGCGCCTTCCATTCCAGCTGATCGTATTGCTTGCGGGAGAGCGGTTTGATGATGTCCGCCAGGTCGCGCTGGATCTTGTCGGCGGCAATACCCTTGTACTTGTTGAGGCGTAGCAGATCGTTCCGCAATACCGAGAATTCCGCCGTATCGGGCAGTTCTTCAAACTCCCGCGACACCAGTTTCCAGACCCGCGCCGTGTGGTTCTTCAGTCGCGCATAGAGGGATTCCGGTCTGATGCCCTTCTTGGCTTCCCGTACTCGCTGCTCAATTTCCTGATCCGCCGACTGAAAGCCAATCAAGTCTTCCTGGGCGCGTTGCTGCCGGTAGCGTGCGGCTTCGCCGGCATAGGTCGGTTTGGTCGACACCGGCACCGATCCGCGTTCCTCTTTCAGAATCTCGGCCCCACGACGGATCACCTCGATGATCGGCTTGAACTTGAGGATCTTCTCCAAGACCCGTTCCCCGAGTGTCTTGTCGGTCGGAATGAAATAGCGTGTCGCGTATTGCACTCGTTCCGCAAAGGCCCCGTACTGTTTCAATTGCTCGGCCGACCGGTACACGTCGGACCCTTCAATCTCAATGCGTGGTTCGTTGTTCAACCGGACGCGCTTGATCTTCCACTCATTCGCAAGCTGTAAGGTCGCGCCGTCGTCCAGCACCGCGTCAAACGATTCTGCCGGCGTGAGTTTCGGGACGGTCTTCGACCCCTTGCCGAGCTTCACCTTAAAGCTCGCCGCCTGCTCTTCCCGCAACATCCGGCCTAAGAGCCGTTCCCCATCGGTGGTTTGCAGCCGGCGGATCTTGGCGAAGTCTTTGGGCAGTCGATCCCACACACTGAGAATGGAGCCGGTCGCCATGTAAAACTTTTCCGACGTGTGCGACGGTTCGCTTTCAATCTGTTTCTCCCAGGCCTTTCGCCCCTCGATCTTCTCGAGGTCGGTATAGAGCCGTTTTAGGTCGGCCTTCTCCACGTACTGATACCGATCGGCGTTCGGCGCTTGGAGCATCGTGACATGAACGACTTCCCCAGAATCTTTGGTGCGCGTATGATCGTACAGCACCGCCCAGATCTTCCCGCTATTGGTGTTTCGCACGTACCGCTTAAAGTCTTGGTGCTTCTCGATCGACTCGGCCGGCGTGAACCGGACACTATGCTTCGCTTCCAGATGCACGAGTTCGACCTTGGCTTTCGTGGTCGGATCTTCGTGAATCACGCCCCGATCCAGCACGGTAATGCCGCCGTCGGCGCGGTAGGTTTCCATCCCGACATCGAGCGTGCCTTGCGCTTGGGCGTACTCCACGGCCCGCTCCAGCCGGTTCGCAAAGTGGTCAAAGAGCCGGTTCTGAAACGCTAGATCCACCGACAAGAGCCGGTTCAGGAATTGCGGGACGGACGGAATCCGCTCCTCGAGCAAGTTCCCATCCTTATCGATCAGGTTGTTCAGCCCGAGCTTGCTGGTGATGTCCTTAAACGCCATCCCCTCCACTTGCCCGCGGAACAGATCCCGGAAGAAGGATTTCACGCTGCTCACGGCATAGCCGTTTTCCAGGTTGTCCTTTGCGTCGATCAGGCCCGAGCTGCCCGCCTGCCGTTGGCCCTTCGTCAATGCCCCGAGCTGGTTCAAGCGCCGGGCAATCGTCGAGATAAACCGCTTGTGGCCTTTGATATCCGTCGTCGACAACACCCATTCCGGCGCACTCGCTTGATTGGTACGATGGGATCGGCCTAGCCCCTGCACCGCTTTGTCCGCCCGCCAGCCGGGTTGAATGAGATAATGTACGCGCTGCTGTTGATTCTTCTTGGTCTTGTCGGCGTGATAGCTTTCCCCCGTGCCGCCCTTGTCGGAGAAGACGAGAATCCGTTTCTTTCCCTCCATGTAGGCGGCCACATCCTCGCGCACCGCGGCCGGACTGCGCTTCTGCCGCTTCACGGTTTCGGTGCCGTCGTCGTCGTTCTTGAGCCGCACGACGCGCTCTGACCGGCCCGTGACTTCCGCCACCAGATCCGGACCGAAGGTATTGAGAATAATTTCTAACGGCCCTTCCGGAACCCGCATGGCCCCGAGCTTCTCTAACAGCTCATCGCGCATCTTCACCGCTTCGGCGTTCAGGACCGGCACACCTTTGGAGTCCGTCACGATGCGGGAGCGGACGTTCTTATTCTCGTCGGTGTACTCCTCGAACTGCGCCACGGGAAACGACTTCTCGATGTACTGCATGAGGTTTTGCCGGGGCGTCATGTCGAGGCTTTCGAGGTCGGCGCCCGACTGATCGGCGGATTGGAGTTGCCGATCCATGATCGCCTCGTTCGTATTGACGAGCTGCACGAGGAGCGATTTCCCGTTTTCAAGCTGCTGCTTCATGTCCTCGATCACCGAGGGCATTTGCATGGACGTAAGGATCTGATTGAAGAACCGTTGATTCGCGCCCCAGAATTTGCCATACGCGGCGGACTTCGCCATCGCGTTCTTGGTCTTCATCTGGCCGGTCTTCCCGGCCCCCATCACGCCGGTTTCTTCCAGCGCCTTTTCCAGATTGGACAAGACGAGCTGCCAGCCCTTCGCCATTTCGTCATAGATCTCGCGTTGCACCGGTGTGAGCTTGTGCTCCACGCGCCGACAGCGCACGTCGGAATAGTCGAGGCTCCGGGAGATATAGGACCCCATCCCCTTCATGTTCTGCGCGACGATCTCCATCGCGCCCAAGCCGCTTGCTTCGATCGCTTGAATGAAGTCGGTCTTCGTCGGGAACGGCGTCCCTTCGCCCCACAACCCCAGCCGATCGGCATAGGCCAGCCCATCGACGCGCGTGGCGGCCGTCGCCGAGGCATAGACAATCCGCGCCTTCGGGAGGCGCTGCTGCAGGGTGACGGACGCCAACGCCTTCGCCGCGGGTTTGCTCTCCCCGCGTTCCGATTCTTGCTCCAGGCTGTTCTGCATGTTGTGCGCTTCATCGAAGACGATCAGGCCATCGAAGTCTTTGCCGAGCCAGTCAATGACTTGATCCAAGCGGGTCTTAACCGACACCCCGATCTTCTCGCCTTTGGCCTGTTTCGCTTTGAGCTGCCCCCCTGCCAGGACGTCCAGTCCGCTTGCCATCGTCGTGTAGGTCGTGTAGAGAATGCCCTGTGGCCGATCGATCGGTTGATCCCGTTTGAATTTATCGAGGCCCACGATATCGGCGGCTTTCCCGCCGAGGTCCTGCCAGTCACGGACCGCCGAGTTCACGAGGTTTTGTGTCTCGCTGATCCAGACTGTTTTCTTGCGGCCCTGCTGCCAGTTGTCGAGAATGATCGCGGCAATCTGCCGGCCCTTCCCCACGCCCGGCCCATCGCCCAGGAAGAACCCGCGCCGTTCCCCATTGGGTAACGTACTTGTGTGCGCTTGCCCGGCATACACGACGGATTCCAGTTGGGCGTCAGAGAGCTTGCCGTGGTCAATGACCGACTTCGGCAGGTGCGGTTTGTAGGTGGCGTCCGGTGGATCGCTGGAGGAGAGCGCGGCACTTTCGACGAGCTTGCCCGGATGCCGCTTGGCTCCGGCAATCTTCACTTTGCGCGGCGTGTAGGATTCGTAGACGGAATCGGTCAGCGCGTCGGTGTTCGATTTCTTCTCAGCCGTGACCGTTTCGACGGCTAACGGTTGGGATACTTCGTCGGCGGGTAATCCAGCGTCTCGTCCACCGTCATGCGCAGATCCAGTGCGTTCAGCACCACGCGCGCGGCCTGCTTCGCGGACATCGCTTTGCGGAGTTGCCGCTTGGTCAGGAGTGGACTCTGCTTGTCGTCCGGATTGTCGCGGAGATACGTCAGCGCCTTTTCTGGATCCCACGTCAACAGGTTCTCCAGGGACGCCTGCACGGTCGCCCGCCACTCGTCGCTCGGGAGTTTGAGCTTGCCGTGGTCCAGGCCCCACTGCGCCAACTGGATCAGATAGAGGCTGCTCGGATCGGGTACCTGTTGCTCGAGCCGCAGGTACTTCTTCGCGAGCTGGTTCAGCGGATCGTAATTCGTGTGGAGCTCTTCCGGACTCAACGCGGGTTGGGCTGTGGCGAGCATCGCGCACCTCCTTGAGGAGCGGCACGGCGTCCAGCACATCGGAGACATTGGCAATGACCGGTGCCTTGCCGTCTGGCTCTATCTTATCAAAGATTATAATCTGATTATCGTACGTCGTCCCATATTTTTTATAGCCCTCTCCCGACAATCCCACCCGCGCCCGATACGCCCAGGATTTCGCCATCTTCGAGAGCCAGTCTTCCAACACTTTCGGGTCCGCCCACAGCTTCCATTTGCCGATCAAGGCGACCAAGCGGCCTCCCGGCTGCAAGCGTTTGAAGGCCTGCTCCAAATGCGGAATGACGTTGGCCGTACTGCGCGAGCCCTGCATCCGGCCCGCCGTCGAGGAGAAGGGCGGATTCATGATGACGACGGTAGGTTGAATCTCTTGCCGTAAGATATTGTGGAGCTGTTCGGCGTTCTCCTCGTAGACACTCCCGATCTTCATGCTCCGCAAGAGTTCCGCACGACGAGGGCTGAATTCATTCATTACGACATAGGCCCCGGCATTCTTCGCAAACACGGCCAGTCCGCCAAGGCCTGCCGAGGGTTCGAGCACGACATCGGACGGAGAAAGATTCGCCGCCCAATTCATCGCGTAAGCCAGATCTGGGGGCGTGGAGAATTGCTGAAATTCCTCTTGTTCTTCCGTCCGTCGATTCTGCTGAGAGGGAACGCGATCGAGCAATCTTCGGATATCGGCGATGGTCGGCTGTGGTTTATACCGAGGATCAAATGATGATCCGTACTCGAGCATGTACTGGTTGATCCCCAGTTCCATCGCATCGTGCACATCCTTCGGTGTGTACTTGCCTTGCGCCTGGGTCCCGCCGAAATCGTAATCCCCTCGCTTCGTGAGGTCTGCCGTACTGAAGGCCAGCACACCCGGCGCCGTCTTCTTGTTCAACTGATCGGTCACAAACTTCGCGAGCGCGAGGGCGCCGTCTGTCGTCTCACGAACCGGTGCCTTCGGTTCAGGTGTCGCGGCAATCGCCTCCGGAGTGGCAGGAAGTTCCGTCTGCTCCGCATCCTTCTCTTGTGCCGCCTTCGAGAACAACGGCGCTTCTTCGGGTTGCGCTTCCCGGCCAATGATAGGACGTGAGCCGATCGTCTCCGGTGGGATCTCGATTGACATCTGTGAGGCTTTGGGCGTATCCTTAGACTTCTGTGCCTGACCGCCTGATTGAGGCGCCGTCAACACCAAATCCGGAGTTGGCGGCGTTTCTTTTTGTGCTGGCCTCTCAATCCAACTCGGCCATTCCCCGCGCGCAATCGCGTCCGCATCCTCTCCCCACGGTGTCTTGTTGAATTCCCGGTCTCGCAGTAACGCTTCCTTGACTCGCTCAACGGCTGCTCCAACATCCACGCCATGATTCTTGATGATCTTCTGAATGGCCGTCTCGATCTGCTGGCGCTTGAGGGGACGCGGCCCGGTGGTCAGTTCGGTGTACCAGTCCGGTGCGGCCGACTGCAGGCTGGTGACCTCCGGTGTGCCGCCTTGGCCTGGCACATCGTAGTCGAGAATCTTCCGCCGACCTGTCTCCTTCCCGGCAATCTCCAAGTCGGCTTGCGCCTTCTCGGCCCGGAGCTGCATCTCCATGTTTTGCTCGATCGGCAATTCAGAACGTGGCTTTTCAATGAGCGGGTTCGTGACCTGATCCGGTGTGGGGTCTGCCTCCCGGGGCGCGTTGTAAGCCTTGATGGGGTTCTGTGTCGCCTTTGGATCTGAAGCCCATCGCTTGAAGGCCTCAAGCGATAAGATCCGCATGCCATCATAGCCCTTCCAATCGTCGGCGTAGTTTTCGCTATAAAGCTGTTTTGCCTCACTGCTCGATGAAGCCCCAAGAATCACCTTATGCTCATCAAAGCGTCCGGTCTTGGGGTCCATCTGATCAATGACATACACGCTGCCTGAATAGTCTTCCGGCGTCCCTGGCTTTACGAACACATCGATATGATCCTTATCCTTCCCCTTGGTCCCGCGAATGTACCCGTAGTGCGACTGCATTTCGACGGACCACGGCTTCCCCTTCTTGTCGACGCCGGTGCGCACGGAGCCTTGCGGGTTTTCGATGGAGATATCGAGTCCGGCAATGCGCACATGCCCCTTCGTGTAGTTCCCGGCTTTCTTCTGTGCCTCGGTCGGTTCTGGCAGTGGATTGGTCGGGGAGGTCGCGGCTTGGTGCGCGGAGGACTCTACGACAGATTCGGGCGTGGGGGATGAAGTCTTCTGCTTGATGAACGATCGCGGGTCAGGCGCAGTGGCAGTTTCTCCCTTCCCCTTCGCCCGGCCAGCTTCGATCACAGCATTCCGGTAATCTTGGGCTAACGAGCCGACGTTGTAATCGTGCGGCAGATTCAGAACATGCCGGATCCGGCTCACCGCGTGCTCGACGTCAAACTCGCGATCGCCCTTCGCCGCCTTCTGTAAGCGGCTGGTAAAGTCAAACAGTTCGGCATGGAGGGGATCGGCAAATTCAATCCGGCGCTGCCCATGCTTCCCGAGGAAGATTGATCGGCTTCGGTCGGGCGTGGCCTTCTTAGGTTCAGATAGCTCCGGCGTCGGCGCGACTTCGGCGCGACTTGGCGCAACTTCCGGTTTTTCGACTGAAGGTGAGGCGAGTTCAGGAGTGGGCGTGCGCTCGGGCATCCACTCAGAAACAATGCTGCGTATCAAAGATTGCCGTGCATGACCTTTCAACCCAGAGTCCAACGCACGTTGGATGTCCTCACCAAAAGCCCGCATGTCATCCACGCTCTTGATCCCGCCAGCGTCATAGACGAGCTTGGCCGATTGCAGATACGCCGATGGCTTCCCGCCTTCAGTGGTGTCACCTTTTTGCACCTTGTCCCACACGGCTTGGTAATAGTTGTCAGCCATGGCCTTTCCTGCGCCTCCGAGGAGTTGACCCATTTCCTCGGGCGTATTGGCTAAAGTGGTCGCTTCCGGTGTTGCGGCCAAAGAAGGCGGTGGCTCAATGGGAACAGGTCTCGTCGGAATCGTCGGCGTCTGCACGATGTTCGGCGTGCGGCCTTCCGGCCCGGTCGGCACCTGTACCGGCGTCATCGGGATCGCCTGCGTCTGCGTAATCGTAGGAGCCAACGGGACCGCTTCCGGTGTTGCGGGGATGGGTGGTGCCACAACAGCGGGTTGAGCTGGCGCCGTTGGCTGTCCCGCAACCGGCATGGACTTCTTCACGAGGAACGGCTGCCGCTGCGTAATGTTCAGGTTGTCGGGAATGCCAGCGACGAGATCCGGCGTCGCGGGCTGTTGAGGCGGCTGTGAGGGAGCCGGTGGTTCGCCTGCAAACGGCGATTCACTCGCCGGCGCCTCTTTCGCCTGCTGCTGCTTCCGGACCTTCCGACCCTGCAGAATGCCGGTGACCAATCCCGTCACCGCGCCAACAACCCCGCCGGCTTCTGCCGAAATGCCCGCGTTCTCAAAGAGGCTGCGATGTTCGTCGTAGAGCTGTTGCGCAATCGCGTTGCTGCCGACCTGCTGACTCCATTCCTGAATCGCTTCCTGTGCGGCTGTCACGCCGCCTTCCTTCAGGACCTTCATGATGCCGCCGCCCGTCGCAGCATTGAACCGCTTGAAGAGCGCGGCGACCGGCAATCCCTCAGTGGCGCCCACGGCACTGCCGAAGAGGAAGGCTTTCCGCTTCGTGGCGTCGTCAGCTTTGAACTGTGCGGCTTCTTCGTACTGATCGGCGCCTTGCACACCCGCCCCGAGCACGGCGGCCGCGGTACCCGGCGCTTTCACGGCGGCCCCCGCGACTCCACCAAAGAGAAACCCGGTCATGCTGCCAAAGGCACGCGGGAGCACGTTGAGCACAAAATCTTTCTGTCGCGCCGGATCGGTCGGAAAGGTTTTCTTGGCGAGCTGTTCAATCGCGTTCCCGAGCTTATAGGTGAAGCGATCTTCGACCGCCTTGGGATCTTTGAGCATGTCCGGCAAGAGCGCATCGAGCTCTTTCGACGCAATGGCGACCGACTTCAACGCGCCGGCGGGAATATCGGCCAGGCCTTGGAAATAGTTGTTCTTCGCTTCATGGAAGGCCTGGGCAAAACTAAGCGGCTTCGGTGGAGCGGCTGGGACCGGTGGCACGGCGGCGTCTGGTGTGAGCCGGCTGGCTGTCACTCGTACCTCTGGGACTTCAAGTACCGGCTCATCATCCGGCGCGTCGATCAGATGTCCGCTGCTCTTCAACTGCCGCTCAATGAGGTCCTTTTCTTCCGGCGTCGAGAGGGAGTTGAATTGATCCGGCGACACAATCTCGCGGTTCTTGGTGTCGATGATTTCGCCGTCTTCCACCTGGAAGCGGGCGCCCGGCACGGTCAACGGCTTCGTTGGCTTCATGACCGTGGGTCGCGGCGGCACCACGGATTCAGGGGTATAACCAGGCTGGGGGACGTCGGGTTTGACGTCGGGACTGAGGAACGACGGGACACGTCCGATCGTCCGATCAAAGAAGCGTTCGACCTTCGGATAGGGATGGAGTTCCGCTTCTTTCGCACGGGCCTGCTTCACCTGATCGGTCAAGGCCAGCCGGTCGGTCTTAAGCTTCGAAAACTCCTGCCGACCGGATTTCAGAAAGGCGTCGGGATTATCGCCCGGCCACTTCCCGACTTCTCCCTCGGCCATGACTTGCTCGCGCTCTTCCGTCCGGACTTCATACGGCGCGAGCTTCGAGCGAAAGGCTTCTAAGCGTTCTTCCAGTGTCGCCATGGTTAGTAGGGCGTCGTGAGCGCGTCCATAAACCCGCTCTGAATGAACCGGTCAAACTGCTCGTCGCCATCATCGCCCCCCCACGGATCTTCAGGGAGGGGATCTTTCGGCCCAATCTTCACCCCATACTTCTGGAGACGAGAACGCAATTCATTCTTGGCGCGTTCGGCCTGCTCAAAGCGTTTGGCCTGTTCCCGCACGAGCGCCAGCGTGCGCGGATCGTCGGGTGGATAGAGTTCGGGATAGGTCTTCTGCAAGTTCTCCAGGTCCTCCATGGCGCCGACGTGGCGGTTGAGGTCGTTGTAGAGCTTGCTATATTCCCGCGCCTGCTTCCGCCGCATCCGCCGCGAATCGACGGCTTTGCGATAATTCTGCGCGGCACGCTTGGTCTTCTCGTACATGGCGCGGCGTTCCGGCGTCATCCAGTCCGGTCCCCCGGCGCGTGGCTTCGTTGGCTGTCCCATCATCTGATCCGGTCGAGCGGCGACCGAATGCACCATCGACGGATCCGGCCCGGACTCCCGGTCCATCGGCATCGCCTCCGGCATCGCGCCCGGCATCGGTTCCGCACCTCCACCGCGCATCGCGAGCGCTTCGGCTGGCGACATCCCGCCGCCTGCGGGTGGCCCCTCGCTTACTGTCGGGATCGTGAGTCCCGGTTGTGGCGGCATTGCCGATCCGCCATATTCCTCGCCCGGGTTGATCTCGTAGCGTTCCCCACGCAGTAGTTGTAACGCGCCCATGGTCACACTCCTTTCTTAGAACGGTCGACGAAAGCCACTCCGCATCATCGACATCGGCGGCAGTGGGGTGTTGGGACGAACCACGTTCGGCTGACGAACGCCTGGGCTGGCCGGTGGTGCGGCCGGTCTGGCGGCCATGGGTCCGGCTGGTGCCGGTTCCGTCGGTGAGGGAAAACTGCGTCCTCGTCCCGGTTCCGTCGGACTCCCCATTGTCCGCCCTAAGGCGAGCGTTTCGCCGGGCGTCATTCCGCCACCGCGCGTGGTATAGGTCGGTTCCTGCTTTCCGAAAATGCGATCCATGAACCCCTGCTTGGGGGCCGGACGGGTCACTTGATACGGCTGCCCGCTGCCATCGGTAGTCACGCTCGCATTCGGGTCGCCTGGCGCGGAGGCTTCCCCCTCGAGCGGAGATGGGCCACCGTAGAACCCGTCCTTCCAGGCCTGATCGAGCGCCAACCGATCGTAGAAATGCTTGTCCTCCTGCTTCATCCGCATGACCGGTAACGCAAACCCGGCGATCTGCTGCACGCCCTGTGCTAACCCTTGTCCGACTCCGTATGCCATGATGTCCTCCTCTCTTGACGAAACGCCCCTGTGGGCCTACTGTATGAGTATGTGGCTCATCCTCTCACTGGCTCTCACGTTGACTGGCTGCGCCTCGTATGGCTTCGACGAGGCCTATCGTCAGTACAATGTCCGGCCCTGTACCCATAACTGCTGGGATGTCCTCCCACTCTCGGACATGCGCCCTCGCCGCTTTTACGATCCGTCACGTTCATGGCAGATGCTTCGGACTCCCTCCGGTGCGCTGTATCATCGCTACGGCAACATGATCGTCGGTCCTTCCGGGGACCTCACCACCGTCTACTAAAGTGCCAGCGCCATCGCGGGCGTCAGTGGCTCCTCGTCCAACACCCAATAGTCGGCATCGACGTCTCGGCCTTTCACGAGCCGATCCAGCTCGCGAATGCTTCCCGTGAGCAAACCTAAATACGACACCAGATCCACGGCCTTTCCATTCGACACGGTGCGCGGCATCTTGTCGGCCATGGCGCCGATATGCTTCGTGCCGTCGTGCTTATACTTCCATTTCTTGACCGGCATCCGTCGCAGCGCGGCCAACAGTTCCGCGTCACTCACCGGCTCAATGTCCGTTTTCGCGTCGGGATCGGACAGGAACGCCATCCCGGCCATCCCAGCGAGGCCCAGCCCCGCACTGATATACCCCGCGCGATCCTGGCCGGCCGCCACGTTGCTTTGATATTGCATGCCGCGCGTGTAGTTGTCCTGATCCCGCGCCGACGACAGGGATTGCTGCGCCGGGATCAACATGCGGGCCTGTGCGGCAAACGGGTTTTCGATCTGGCTCGCTTCGACGGAGCGGCTATTCTGGCGGTTCAAGGCCAACGCTTCCGCCGTTGTGAGCATGTCGCGCTGCTCGGCTTCCTGCAGCGCAATCCGGTTCCGATCGAACGCCTCTTGCTTTAAGGTGCCGGCCGTGGAGTGTTTGTGGCCCGGCCCCCCCTTCCGATACAGTTCTTCATCGAGGCGTTGCTGCCCCAATTGAAATTCCCGCTGCAGCGTCTTACTGACGGGTAGTTCCCCCTTGAGCGCCTTCTGACTGCGCTCCAACTGCATGCGCTCAATATCGCGCTTCATTTGCGTCAGGCTCGGGTCCACATCCTCATAGGTCTTCGTGTCCGGGTTGTATCGGAGCCCAGCCCGCTCCAAAAGAATGGGCTCCAACTTTTTGCTTCGGTTGGCGTTCTGAGTCTGCAGATCCAACAGCATATTCTGCTTTCTGACCAAGTTCGGATCTGCCGCGGGGACCTCCGGTCCATCCCCACCCTTCAAGACAGGGAACAAGCGCCCGTCGTCGAGCACGACAAATTCGAGCCCGTTCTGCCACACCCGGTTATGCTGCGCCATGATGATGCCCTCCATATCGACTCACAAGATCCTTCACGGTCTTCGGCAGGTGCGCGCGGTCGGCTACTTTGCGGAAATGCCAATGGTCTGCCGTCTCGGCGTACAGTTCCGCGCCGACCATCTCCGTCCATTGCCGCATCGCCCAATTCCCTTTCCGAATCACTTGTAACCAGCCGACAATGCCCTCGGCTTCCAAGTGATGTTCCAGCCGGTTGATTTCCCCCAGGAGTCGGCGAATCCCGTCCCGATGCCCGTCGAGTGGTGGCAAGCTATCCAACTGCACCCATACCTGATTCGCCTGGGAAATTCGCTTTTGCACCCCAAACAATGGCCACTCCTCATGATCCTGGAGCCCACAGCGTTCGAGCCACGCGAGCTTGCGCTGCTGGTACCAACAGGCCCTCATGAATGCTTCCTCCAATTCCCCGGCGTATACCGCACCGTGATTTTCGAGACCGAAAATGAGGAATTGAGCGTATTGTTCTCGCCCACGATATAGAATTTTAGGCAATCGCCAGTGAGCCGCATCCACCGATTCGAGTCGGTCAAGGTCTTCGTTTTCGCGAGCGTGCCGTTTTGATAGACCTTGATTACGATGCTGTTGTTCGAACTGCCTGGCGCGAAGGTCACTTCCAACTCTTTCATGTTCGCGTTCTGCTCGCCGCCGTAGGGATAGAACTCTTTGGTCGTGAAGCTGCCCATGTACCCCGCACTGTCCTTGGAGCGCGCTGTCTGATCCAGCTTGTAGATAAAGCCGTTCGAGGCCCCGGCGAGCAGCACCGGCTCGCCCGTCGAAGGATCTCGGTAGATCGCTAGCGATTCACACTCGTCGCGCGTTGAGACACCGACTTGCACATCGCGAATGCCAGCCTGGGCGTCGGAACGATGCAGGTCCAAGCTGATCAGTACCTTATTGACGGGAAAGCCTTGGGCCGATGTGACGTTGGGTTTAGCCGAGAACGCAAAGAGCACCTTTTTCTTGGTGGCGTAATAGACGCTTTGTGGTTGCGGATATTGCGACCAGGTACTGAAGGCGGCTGTGCCTAGTTTGGAGAAGTCGGTATTCTGACGGATGTACGCACCGAGCTCCATGGGCTTGATTGCAGAGGAGCGGACGTCGCCTTGTTCCTGAACGGAAGACAGGGCATGGATGTAGCCGTCCGGCGAGACGAAATACACCTCGTCATCCGCCTCGACAATCGATCCCGGCCCCACGGCCCCCACATAGCGCGACACCCGTTTCCATCCCCACTCGGCCGTATCGACGCTCGAATCATCCAGGACGTAAATCCCTTTGGGGTACTTGAAGACATAGGCCTTCTGCCGGAAGGAAATGCCTCCCACGATGAGATCGCCCTCACCGGGATAGACCGGAAAGTACAGCGCCCCAGAATTCTTGAAGTCCTGATGCAGATTGAGCTTGGACGTATACACATCATGCGGATGATCGGACGATCCTCCGGCGAACATGCGTCCGCCATGCTGAAACCCCCAGATCGGGTTGCCGAGTCCAGTCCCGACCCCACTATCCCAGTCCACCGGGATCGTGGACCGATGCACGGAATGTGTGCCGGTGCCATTCGTGGTGAAGTTGATAATCCCTGCCCCTCCAGCCAAGGACGAGAGCTGAAAGGTATTCGCCGCAGTATTCGCCACGAAATACAGGCTGTCCGCAGAGAGGCCAGCGGGGAGCGCCCCCCCACTATTGGTCACAAATACCCGCTCGTCATTCGCGAGTCCGTGCGCATTGCAGGTGAGCACATCCGTTCCGGCGTTGGCTGTAAAGGTCCCGACTCCCAGGCCGAACTGATACGCCGTCGAGTCGCCGGTATACACCCGTGGCCGGATTCCCGCCGAGCCGTTGAAGTGGTAGAGTCCCTTCCCCGATCCGGTCGAGCCTTCGACGAGTGGCGAATGGCGAAAGGCCGCCCCAGCGATATCGGCTACCGTCTTCGTGACGCCCGCCGCACCCACGATCACTATGCGATCTTGTTTGGTAACACACACCAGCTCATGCACCCCGGCATCCGTGCGGAAATGGAACATGGCGCGAATCTCGGGATCGTTGTCCGCCGAAACCGGCACGGCCACGCTATTGAACTTGACGGCCCCGCCCTCTTTCTGCCAGGTGTCCTGCTCCAGCGTGATCGATTCCATCGCCGTCAGATCCGTGTCTCGCAAGAGATCCGGACTTTTCGACGCATTGAGCCCGCCGACGCCACAGATAATGTCGGTCTTGTCCAAGACGCGCATTACGTGAGCCCCAACGTCGCCGAGTGTTGCGGCCTGACCCACACCCGTCCGCTTTGCGACGGGATGTACTGATTCACCATTTCTTGTAACTTGCCTCCACCCATCGTGGCGTAGTCCTTGGACTTGGTGTCGTCCTTATTGAGCAGCAGCAACGACGCGGCAAAGTTCGCTATGATCACCCGATGTTCTCGCGGGATTTTGGGGGTATCGGTGGCTTCCGCCCCCGAAAAGTCCAAGTCATGGAAGACGGTGTAATCGTGCTCGATGTTGAGGGCATCCTCACTCCACGGCGCAAATCGGACCTGCCGCAGCATGTTGGTCGATGTGCCGTTTGCGTCATAGCCTTGCGGATGCACTTCACAGGCGGCTTCGATGAAGCCTGCACCAAATGCCCAGGCCGACCCTCGCCCATAGCGCTCTTCAAAGAGCGTTTTATCGAGCAACGGAATGGGATTATTGCGCCAGCCCCGGAGCCACATCGGATCCCAGACGCGCAAGACATCGGGCGGTAGGGTGTATTCATCTTGGAAAATGACTGCGGGCCCGGTCTCCTCCGTCTCCACATAGGTCGCGTCCAGAACGAGCGTCGGCGTATTGTTCGTGTGCGCCAGAATGCGGTAGACGGCTTGCGTCGATTCGAGATACACCTTGCAAAACTCCGCGCTCGGCGTAAGGTTGGCGCTCAACGTCACGGTCGCACCTGTCACCCCCGAAAATGTCACCCGCTGCGAGGCCCTAGTGGTAATGACGTTCGGGTTCGGCGACATCGCCCATGGCCAACGCGCATGCGAGAGGACCGACCAATACGCTTGTCGCACGGCGCGCGCTGCATCGCTGGCATAGTCGCCAGACCCCGAGTCGGATTCCCCCGCATCCAGCAAAGCGGCTTTATAAATATCGAGGCCCGTTTTCAGATCTTCCGTGGCCATACGCTCCTCGCTATTTCCAGATCACCGCCATCCAGAACAACAGGATCATCGTCAGCCCAATGAGTCCCGCCGCAATAACAGCGGCTAAAATTGGTGGCGCGTTGCGGTTACTCATCGTCACCCCCGGCCTGCCTTTTGGTGTAAAACTCCTGTTCGGCCCGATGCTTGTCTACGGCCCACTCAGAGAGTCCGCGGTGTTGGATCTCGCACTCTCCCCATCCTTCGGTGAGTTCCTGGAGTCGTTCGAAGGCATCCAGCGTGGTAGGGCTTTCTTTGGCTTCCACAACAGGCTCGACGGCGGCTCCACCGGCATCGGGCACACGCTCGTCGGCGGTCGCGTCGTTGAGCACGCGAGCAAACTCATTAACAATCCGAATAGCGTCATTGTCGATACGACGAACCTGATTGAATTTCGCATAGCGTTGAATCTCCTGATGGGCGTTCGCCAGTTGCGCTTGAAACGCTTCCTTTTCCTGGGTCACGGCTTCGACCTGTTTCAGTGCGTCGGCCGCTTGCTTGGCGTAGGCCTGCGCGGCTTCCTGGGCTTGCTGTCGCAGTTCCCGCTCCTGGGAGGCTTCCGCCTGGAGTCGCCCTTGCCACTCGTGATATTCCCGCTGCGCGGCGTACCAGCCCCAGGCCACGACGATGAGCGCGACAATCGCGCCGTACTTAATCAACGGGGACGCGGCTTTCCAGGCTGTCCACACGGGAATCATAAGGGCTCCTTAATGCGGGTCCACCGGCCCGGACTTCGCGATAATTTCAGTCTTCCGGTCTCCGCTTTTCGTGGTCCCGTAGATCCACATCACAAACATCATCAGGGCATCGCGCAGCGTCGTGGTCAGTTCATGGATCGCCGACTCAGATCCCTTCTGAATATTGACAAAGATCATGAGCAAGGCCGTGCCGAAGTAGATCGACAGAATGATGCTGCCGACGACATACGGTCCCTTCTCCGATTTCGTCTTGCGGTTCGGAATGACCGTCGCCGACTTCTGCTCCACCACCGTGCCGCCGACTGGTTCCTGGTCGTTACCCATGTCCACCCCCTACCGCATCCCACAGAGCCGCAATATTCCTCTTGTTTTCTTCGTGTCGTTCATTCTGAAGGCGCTCTTGCAGTTTTGCCCACATTTCCATGGAACCCAGGCGCTCGCTGATCGTGGTCAAGGTGCGGTTCATTTGATCTTGCCCATCGATAAACCGCTTGAGGAAATAGCCCAAGGCCAAGACTAGCAGCGCAAACAGAAATGCCGCGAAGGGATAGACAATGATGGTAAGAACCTCGTTCATCGTTTCTTCCTCTTCGGACACGTATGCTGCATGTGGTTATGGACATCTTTGTGTTGCAGCATCGCCCCACAGAGCCCACATTGGTACAGTTTCGGTTTCATACCGGCACACTCACGGGTTGCGCCTTGAACTGCGCGTGAATCACCTTGAGCTTCCCCTCCTGATCCGTCACCCAGTCCAACGGAATGCCGTGCTGCGGCAGGCTGCGGATGGTAGACATGATCCGGTCCGCTGTCGGCTTGTCGAACAGCCCGTTCTTGAGTCGGGGATACTGGATATCGAAGGCATCCCCGCGTACATGCGCCATCTTGTTGAAGTCCTCCGCGAAGTGCTCTTGCAGCTGATCGTAAAATCCCCGCGTGAGGACTTTGTAATCCGAGCACGCCTCCCGGTGTTCCTCCATGTAGGTCATGAGTACCGCGACCATGCGCCGATTGCGATAGGTGTCGCTGATCCAGCTGGGTCCGTATTGAATCGCGTTCTGGGCCATCACCCGCGCCTGATCCATGAGATCGCGCCTGCCTGAGGTAAAGACCGCATCCGGATGCGCCTGCTTCACAAGCAATGCTGCCTTCTCGGCCGTCGGTGACAACCGCAGTTCTTGGATCGTGAGACCAGCCATCAGAACCCTCCTCCTGCAACGGTCGGGATCACATCCATATGAGCGGGAACATCGCCCGCCGCGTTCAGCTCTTCGCCGTTGTCTTTGAAGACCTTGCAATCAATCGCGTCGTTCTGCGCCGCGTTGAGCCGGAGCACCGTCCTTAGTTCATAGTGCTGGCCCACTGTCAGGGGCGGGACAACGATCACCGTCGCCTCGTCGCGCAACACTTTCCCGCCGACGTAGCTCCCTGCATTCAATCGTTGCGTAAGGTCCGAGAACGAGGCCGGGACTTGTTCGTCGGTCGCTTCCGCGCCGGCTCCGTAAAACCGAAAGACGTTGGAGCCGAACGTATTCATCACGCGCGCGTAGTCGCCGCCGTTCAAGCGGCAGTACAGGTGCGCGCCAAACGAGGCCGTCGTCTCGACGCTCCCCGTGAGCTCGACCTGAAACCCGACCATCGCCGTGGGCATGACGGGCCGCGCGGTATTCACGGTGCCAGAAATCGGCGCACCATCTTCCGAGCCGATGGGATAGATAAACTGGTACTGCGTTTGGGTCACGACCCCGCTCCCTGGTGGATCCGGGGATTCGGGCAGGACCGGTACGACCACATAGGTCCAGAGGTTATTGCCGCCCATCGACCCGCCATCACCGAAGACGCCGCCGTTATTCCCTGACTGCGATACGCTTGCGAGCCGTAAATCTCCGGCCGTCGCGGTGTCGTTGAGCAACGTCTCGTTCGCTCCGACGGCGAAACTCGTTCCGCACTCGCCGTCCGAGGGATTGCACTTGGCCCCTAAGAATCCGTAGAGCGTCTGCCCGCTTGCAGTGCTAACCGTCACGCTCGGCGTCGAGCTCGCCGTGGCCGTGCCAGCCGCCACGGGCGTGCCGAACGATCCCATCTCCGCAATGTAGATCGACTCCGCCGCCATGAAATCCGTACCCGCTGCGCCACTCACGGAAATGGTGCATGTGCCGGTATTCGGGCCGGTGATGCCGAACACTTTCGTCCGTCGGTACGGAGGACTCGTGACGGCTTCGCCACCGGACAACGCCGTGACGCTCTGCCCACTACAGGCCGTTGGCGTCCCGATCGCGCCGACGCTACCCTGCGTGTCGTAGGCCGTGACCGCCACAAGAAGCCCCTGCGTCAAGGCTGGAATCGTTTGATTGATGGACACGCTTGTCGTGCCGATGCCGGTTGCATGGTTGGCCGGTCCGCTTGGCGTGCCCGCGACGCCATACCCAGATGGGAAGGTGCACCCGCCCGTGTTCACATTGAGCCGCGTATGCACGTCGTACAGAGAGGTGCCTGCTACCCGATTGAGTCCATCCGCCGTCGCCGCGCCATGAGGAAAAGCACCCGTGGTTGGATCCCATAAAGGCGTGGACGTTAACACGCCATCCACGTACCGATAGAGAATCGTCGCGTTGATGTCACTCCCACCCGTGCCCGCGCCTTTGACCGCTGCCCCAACAGGAGCCCAGAGCTTGCACGTTCCCATGCCATGTGCGGACGTCGACGTATTCGTCAGATTGGGGGACGAGGAAGGACTAAACGCGGTCGTGTTCCCTACTGAAAACACTTCATTCGCGGTCCACGTGTTAAAGCCCGTGACATTAAGTCCAATATCCCCGGCATTTGCCAGTAAAAGATTAGTCATGGTCACGGAATTATCCGCAGCCGTGACTCCATCCGGATCATCGTCTAACGTGATGCCCCGCGCCCCTACTCCGGTGCCCAGCACCGTGAAATGATCGACCCGGCAATTCCCATAACAGTCGCTCAACCGCAGGGCGTTGGCCGTGCTCGCCCAATCCACCACGGCGATATCGCGGATGAGAATGTCTTGCACAGTTCCATTGATGCCAGGACGGCGAGAGCTGGGGAACACCGCATTGCCATAACTGCACACCCGGCAGATCGAGCCGAGGATCTTGTTGTTGATGTTCGGCATGGGGCTGGAAAGGATTGGAGTACCCGTGTATTCAGCATTGACTTCGATCAGATAGGTCGGCCCTTCCGCAATCACATTCTCCACCACGCTGTCTCGTGCGGGGTACAAGCTAATACAGGCATCGCCACGCCCCGCGCCATTTTGCGACGTCCCCTGCCCGCCAGGGATGCGCCCGGTGCGAGGATGACAATAGAGCCGGCGGATAATGACATCGGACGACCATTTGACGTTCACTCCGTGGCGGTGGTAGTCGTAAATTTCGTTATCCTCAAACAGCACATGCGTGGAATAGTAGATCCCGTTGCCGGAACTCGAGTACTTGTTAGGATTGTGATACACGCCATTTCGAGCTGTGACGTGGTGGCTTTCACGGATATAGAGCGGCACCCCGATTTGAGAGGTCGTAAAACTAGAGTTGTTGGTCGATTTCGCAACCAGCCCGTCGAGGACGATATACTCGCTCTGAAACACCCGGATGGCGTTACTTGATCCATCGTCGACAATCTTCGCCTGTCGTTGATTTTCCGCACGAATCGTCAGTTCGTTGCCGAGGGTGCACACCAATCCATTGACATCGATCCGCGAGGTTCCCGACGCGCCTCCGGCCGACGTCGGTCCGTAGATGCCATTTTTGACAAGGAGGATGTCGCCGCACGACGCGCGTGCTGGATTGATGGCATGGCTGAACGTTTTCCAGGGGCTCGCGCTAGATCCGGTGCCAGTCGAGTCGTTCCCCGTGTCATCGACGTAAAACGTCGCGCTGAACACGGCAGACGGCAGACTGAGCATGAGCAGGAACGCCAGGATAATCATTCCGGAAACACCATGGGCGAATAGGTTCGCCGCGCTGAAGCCGGCGCTTGCACAAAGAGGAGCGCGCGCTGTTTGGCGCCGCCGACGTTGACGGTGTAGTTCAAATCGCCGCCATCACTGGTCCATTGTGTGAACGTGCACGTGGCATAGTCGTCGTTGGGCGTGCCTTTGCGGGTCCGGCACACTTTGTTATCGGTCACGCTTTCGGTGTTGCTCGTGCCGTCGCTGTCTTCGTTGTAGGCCGCTGTACTGGCCGACGCCGAGGCAGTAAAGGCACTCAAGCCGAAGACTTCTCCATCGTCCACACCGTAGGTGGTATCGACGGCGGTAAACTCGCCTTGGAGCATCAGGCCGAATTGAGGCCGGAAGCCGACGCCCGTAATCGACTCCGAACCCGTGCCGGCCGGCGCCGGATCGGTCATGAGCTTGACGGACAGACCGGACAACTTGACGGCGATGTATCCGAACGTCGGCACGCCCGAGGTGGAATCCCGCGTCGTGACGGTAAAGCCGTTCGCGTCGAAGGATGTGAGTTCCAGCGTGGAGATTGCGACGGGGTTCGTGATCAATCTGTCCGTCGCCAGGCGCGAGGCGACGGTCATGCTTGCTGAATTGTCCGAATCGTTGCTGCCAATCGACCGTTGCACGATCGTCGGGCCCGCCTCTCTCGTCGCCAACCCCACGCTCATCCGCCAATGCCCGGTTCCGTATGTGGCCCAAGCGATCAGCATGTCCGGTGTAAAGCCCGGTGCGCTGACGGCCGTGGTCCCGCCGATCGCTCCGTTCCCGGTCGCCGTGCCCACATGGACGTTCGACACCCCAGCCCCGCCAAAGAGGACGACATTGACGCGATAGGCTGCCGGTGGCGCGTCCGCACAGGTGAAGCGCACCCCATCTGTGATAAAGGAGAGGGTACAGTCGCCGTCTTTGACGTGCGCCGGATCTAGTGTAATCAGAGCTGAATCGGCATCGGTGGCG